ATGCCGAGAGGTAAGTCGAAACGCAACGACGCCGCGAACGCGCTACGCCGCGGCGAAATGGTCGATCTGTGGATCCGCGGCAACACCTATGCGCAGATCGGTGAGATTTTCGGCATCGACAAGTCGGCCGTCATCCGGCAGGTACGCCGCGAACTGCAGATACGGGCGCAGGACCGCGCCGACCTCGCCGACCAGGCACTCGAAATGCAGTTGGCTCGCATCGAGCGGCTACTGCAAACGCACATGAAGATCGGCACCGACGAATCGAACCCGCTCGCCGCGGCCCGGTCGGCGCGAATCGCGCTCGATGCGATCGACCGTCTGAACCGTCTGCTCGGTATCGACCAGCCGCAACGGCACGAGGTCACCGTCACCACCGTCGACGCTGTCGACCGCGAGATCGCCCGACTCACTGCGAAGCTCACCGGCCACGCCGAAGAGAACGGCATCGACGTCAGCGACCTGACAGCGCTGCAGCAGATCGCCGCGACAGCCGAGGCATAGACCTGTGCCGGTGCACTCAGAGAAGCTGCAGAAACTGATGCAGGCGCGGCAGCTCGCCGAACTGTGCGCACGCCTCGACATACCGCTTGGCGACGCATCCTCGCCGGGACAGTTGGCGACGCTGCTCGACCCGCACAATCAGGTGCAGCGGCCGCACCTCGAAGTGATCGACAACGCGCTCACGCACCTACTGGCGACACCGCAGGCGCAGCTCATGATCTGGACGCCGTCGCAGGTCGGGAAGTCGACACGCGTGTCGGTGTACTTCCCGTTCTGGTGGCTGACCCGCCGGCCGCGTGACCGCATCCTGAACGCCTCGGCCGAGGAACGCCTCGCCCGCCGCAACGGCGCCGCTGTCCGGTCGCTCGTGCAGGAGTTCGGCGCCGGATACGGCCTGAACCTCGTGGCCGACGAAGGGTCGAAAGCCGACTGGGGCATCCGCGCCGGCGGGTCGCTGCGGTCGCGTGGTCTGCGGGGCAACTTCACTGGGCAGCCGATGGATCTCGGCATCATCGACGACCCGTTCATCTCGCGCGCGCAGGCAGAGTCACTGAACCAACGCGACTTTGTGTGGGACTGGTACAGCTCGGTGTGGTCGCAGCGTAAGTCGCCGACGTACCGCGAAGTGCTCGTGATGACGCGATGGCACGAGGACGACCTCGCTGGCCGGCTACTCGCCCGCGACGGCCGCGTCGAGGACGGCGGGAAGTGGACTGTCGTGCATCTGCCGGCGATCGCGATGCCCGAGGACCGGGTGCGCGGCATCTACGCCGACCCGCTCGGCCGGGCGCCGGGCGAACCGCTCACGCATCCGCTGCTCGATGCGGACGACGTCGACGGCCTACTCGCGTGGTGGGCGCAGAAGCGTGCGATGTCGACGGCGCGTGACTGGGCGGCAATGTCGCAGGGTGTGCCGTCGGACGCGACGACCGCGCTACTCACCGAGGCCGCGATCCGCGACCACACGAAACCGGCGCCCGGACGCGACGAGCTGCGGCAGGTGGTGGTCGGTGTCGACCCGTCCGGCGGCGAGGGCGACAAGCACGACACCGTCGGCATCTCGGTCGCCGGTGTCGACGGCGACGGCACTGCGTGGGTGCTCGACGACCGCACCGCGGTACTCGGCCCGCTTGAATGGGCACGCCGGGTGTGCGAGGTCGCGCACCAGCATCGCGCCGGCTCGATCGTGTACGAGAAGAACTACGGCGGCGGCATGGTCGCGGCGCTGATCTCGCAGGCGTGGGCCGACCTGCAACGCGAGTCGAAGATCCCGGCGACCGAGAACTGCCCGTACGTGAAAGGCGTGTCGGCGCGCGTGTCGAAGGTGCTGCGCGCCGAACCGATCGCGCAGGCCGTGCTCACGCACCGCGTGTACTTCGCGCAGCTCGCCGACCTGACGAACCTCACGAACGAGTGGCGGCTGTGGCAGCCCGGCTCGACGTGGTCGCCGGGCGCACTCGACGCGAACGTGTACGCGCTGACCGAGGTGCTGCCGCCGGTCAACTCGCAGACGACGATCAAACGGCCGTCGGGCGGCCGGCAGCAGGGGGCGCGCGGGTCGGGGCAGTTCGCGGGGCAGCGTCGACGCGCATCCTGACCGCTTGCGTGTAGCCTCGCGATAGGGCTACAGTGGCGGCATGACCGCACACACCATCACAGCCCGCGACCTACACATCGGCGACCGTATCGCCGCAGGCGAACGCCTACTCACTCAGGTGACCGTCGACGAGGACCGCGGCGTCGTCGCCGTCTACGGCATCGAACTCGACGCCGACGGCAACGAGACCGACGACACGTTCGGCGGCGAGTTCGCCGTCACCGACCAGATCAGTGTCGCCCGACCGATGATCGACGCCGCCGACCAGGCGTACGCCGACACGTTCGAGCCTCACGAGGTGGCTGCCCACTACATGCGCGCAGTCGACCCCGAGATCGGCACGCAGATCGTGCTGTCCGACCTCGACAACACACTCGGCGAAATCCGCATCGTCAATCCCGACGGGTCATCGTCGTACGTCATCCTCGACCGCGAGGTGATCGACCAGATCGGCGCCGCAATCGCGGCCCGCGTGTCGTGAAAGGCGGGTCGCTGTTCAGCGGGTACGGCGGACTCGACCTGGCCGTCGAGCACGTGTTCGGTGCCCGCACCGTGTGGCATGTGGAGTTCGAGGCGGCACCGTCCGCGGTGCTCGCGCAACGCTGGCCCGGCGTCCCGAACCTCGGCGACGTCACCCGCGTCGACTGGTCGGCTGTCGAGCCGGTCGACATTCTCACCGGCGGGTACCCCTGCCAACCGTTCTCGGCGGCAGGCCGCCGGAAAGGAACAACCGATGAACGTCACCTCTGGCCGTACGTCCGCACAGCCATTCGCGTTCTACGACCGCGCTACGCGATCCTGGAAAACGTCGCCGGTCACCGATCCCTCGGCTTCGACCGAGTACTCGGCGACCTTGCCGAGGACGGGCACGATGCGCGGTGGGTGTCTGTACGAGCCTCGGACATCGGCGCCCCGCACCGACGTGAGCGGCTGTTTGTCCTCGTCGACTGTTATGCCCACGCCGCAGGCGTCGGACTGGAAGCGGGACAACAACCCGTCGCAGGCGAACCGGAAGTCGCCGAGCATCACGGCGGTCGACTTCGCGACGCCGACAGCGGCGATCGCGACGGGCGGCCCGCCGAACGCGAATCGGGGCCGCAGGGATCTACGACGCGACCTACTGCCGACACCCGAGGCGAAACTCGGGTCGGCGGGGCCGGACTACGCGAGAGCTTCGCGTCCCGGCTCGGGTGGGGACGACCTGACGACCGCCGTGTACCGACTGACTGGGGCCGTTACACCGACGCTGTTCGACGATGGGAAACCGTAGTGGGCGCCGCACCCGTACCGACACAACTGTCGCGCACCGGCACACAGCAACTGTCACCTGTGTTCGTCGAATGGATGATGGGCCTACCCCGCGGGTGGGTGACCGACGTCGCGGTCCCGGTCGAAGACGGCGACCAGCTCAACCTGTTCGGCGACGCGCTGCGGCCACCACCGGTCGACCTCGCCCGCAACGCCGAACTCAAGATGCTCGGTAACGGTGTCGTGCCACTGCAAGCCATCCACGCGATCGAACAACTGATGGAGATCCAATGAGCGGGTACAGGCCACGACCGGCGGGCCGCTGGCGGGGCAGTGTCCCGCCGCCCGGCGGTGCTGGTGTCGCACGACCGGGCAGCGCACACGAGCTTCGCAAGGTGCCGCGTATCGCTGCGGTCGTGCGCGTCGGCAGTGAGGTCGCACGGTTCGACGACCGCGGGCACCTGATCGCCTCGTCGACACGGTTCTGGGAGGCGTTGCGCACCGAGTCCCCCGACACCATCGACGTGTGGTTCGCCGATGGTGCGTCGACCGCTGTCGTCGAGCGGGTCGCCGACGTCATCGAGCATTCCGAAGATGCCGCGACGAAACGCCTCGCCGCCGTCATGTCGGCGCAGCACGAGGCCGAGGCTGCCGCGCACGTCGCCGGCGCCGGTGTCCTGTTCGACCCGAACCTCGGTCGCAAAGACACTGTCGGCGACTGGCCGGTCGCCGACCTCGTCGAGTTCGTCAATCGGTCGGGAACGCAGGTGCCGAACCTGCCGCCGAACGTCGAGCTGCAGCAGTTCGTGGCGAAGATCGTCGAGCAGGCCAAGGCCGAGGGCCGCGAGGTGTGCGCGCTGGTGCGCGACCACGGCGGCCGGCTGACGAAGGTGCTCGGCTACGCGAACGGAAACCACCGTGTCGACGTCGAGTTCGTCGACTGGGGCAGCAGTGAGTATCCCGACGAGCGTGTGCGCGCCGACCGGCGGGCTGCCCGAGCGGACAGCCCCGACCCGTTCTCACGCATGTTCAGAGCGCTCGCTGCGTTCTTCGAGGCTGTGCCGCGCGCGATCCGCAACCATCCGCGCAGGTACTTCGGGATCGGTGTGCCGGTCATCCTGATCGCGACCGGGCAGGTCGGGGCGTGGCTGGCGGCGATCGACTGGCTCGTCGTCGCTGTGTCGACGCTGATTGTGCTCGCCGGCGTGTTCGTTGTGGCGCTGAGCGTGTCGCGACGCAACTACCGGCGCGAGATCGCAGACCAACAGGCCGCGCTCGCCGAGCGCGCGCAACAACAACACGAGGAGTGGTTGAAAGAATGAACGCAACGATGGTGACGTACGGCAGCCCGGAGATGGTCGACGTCGAAGTGACGGCGACCGTGCGGACGATCAAGACGCGCGCGCGGCCGCAGGACGAGAGCCGCATCGTCGACAGGTTTTTCGACCCTGTCGTGATAGAGGGATTCGAGGTGAAGGTCGGAGACACCTACCGGATCAGGGTTGGCGGGCAGTTCGTGCACGAGTTCGACCACGACGTCGACGACACTGACAGTCCGTTCACGATGGCGGAGCTACCGGACGGCACCCGCCATATGTCGACGCGCGACGGGCTGTTCGCGATGACGCAGGGCCGTGCGGGTACGCGGGTGACGTTGCGGGATCAGGTTGAGTGGTCGCGGTTCGGGTGGCATGTGGAAGGCGACCGGGTTGGGTGGGCGATCGGGTCGGGTGTGTTCGATTCCCGCCGAGTATTGCAATAGCCTCGTGATGAGGCTACAGTCATGGACATGACCAGCAACGCACTCGCCGCACAACTCAACATCGACGCCGCCACCATCACCCCGGCCGCGCTCGGCATCATCCGCACCGTGCTCGGGCCGATCGGCCGGCACGCACGCCTCACCACCACCGAGCGTGATACCTGCCGCGCAATCATCGAACTCAACTGACCACCCCGCGGGGCGCCACCACGGCGCCCCGCACCAGCCGAAGGGACCAGAACCCATGAGCTACACCGACTCCGACCTCGACCCCACACTCGACGCCGCATACGCCGAACTCGCCGCCGAACACCTCGTCGACGCGCACTACACCCGCATCATGCACAGCATCGAGTACACCGGCCCGGGCCGCTGGCTGCGCGCCGGCATGCTCGACACCGCACGGAACAACGACGTCGACCCCGTCGCGCTCGTGACCGTCATCCGCGCATACGCCGAACGCGGCGTACGTCAGGGCCGCACCGACCACGACTACGCGCTGATCCTCGACCGGCTGCGGCTGACCGACTTCACCGTCGACCCCGCCGAGGTCGCGTTCGACGACGGCACCCGCGCAGTGTGGGACGACACCGTCAGCGGCTGGCAGTTCGTCGGCGAACCCATCGCGATCGCACGCTGATCGTTCCCGGTCCGGCGCAACCACCCGCACAGGTTGCGCCGGCGCCGAGTCGACCAGACATCGACTATCCGCACACACAGAGAAGAGGCCAGACCATGAAGACTCGCACGAAGGTTCTCGGCGGCGTCGCCGGCGCACTGCTCGCACTCGGCATCGTCGGCGGCGTGGCCGGCGCAGGTGACGAGGCGACCGTGAAGGGCAACGACGTACAGGCAGCGCTCACCATCCCGTCGACGACCGCACCCGCGCACACCACCGTCGAACTGACCGACCCGCCGGTCATCGAAACCACGACCGAGGCACCGGTCGTCGAGACAGTCGACACGCCGTCGGTGACCGTGTCGCAGACGCAGGCACTGCAGTCGGCCGAGCAGTACCTCGAATATGTCGGCGGGTTCTCCCGCGCCGAACTCGTCGACCAGCTCGTGTTCGAGGACTACTCGCGCGCCGATGCCGAGTGGGCCGTCGGGCAGCTCGACGTCGATTGGAACGAGCAGGCGAAGATCGCCGCCGAGGACTACCTCGAATACGTGGGCGGGTTCTCGTATCAGGAGATGGTCGACCAACTGCTGTACGAGCAGTTCACGCAGGAGCAGGCCGAGCACGGCGCGACCGAGGTCGGTCTCGCCTGACCCTGCTGCACCTTGCCGCCCCGGCACCCCTCGCGGGTTCCGGGGCGGCGTGCTGTCTGCGGGATACCCTGTCAGTCATGCCGCACATGGACCCGCTCACGCTGCTACTCACGATCCTGTTCGTCTGGCGCGTCACTCGCCTGATCATCGCCGACGCGATCCTCGACCGGCCGCGCAACTGGGTCGTGCTGCGCTACGGCCCCGACCAGTGGTTCGCGTACCTGATCACGTGCGCGTGGTGCGTGTCGGTGTGGGTCGCGGCCGCAACGTTTGTCGCCGCGTACTGGTGGGCCGGCGAGGCGTGGTGGTTCATCATGGTTGCAACGGGCGCCGCATCGCTCGTCGCTGGTGTCGGGTCACGGTGGCTCGACCCGATCGACGACTGAGTGAGGGACGCACATGCCGAGGTCTGACAGCAGGGCACTCGCGATCGTCCGGCGGCACGCCGAACCATCGCCGCTGAGCCTGATCGCCGCGGCGAAACGCGCGGCACCGACCGCGCAGACAATCACCAGCTACGAGGTGGACCGGCGCCGGCCGTCGGTGCGGCGCGAGAACTCGATCACCGCGGCGGTAGAGCCGCTGCACGGTTCGCAGCAAATGGCGTCAGGGCGGCCGCAACGCCGCAAACGGCGCCGGCAGGCCGAACGCTGGCAGTCCGAAGTGTGGGAGCTGCGCCGCGAATCGCCTGAGCTGCGGTTTCTCGCCGACCGGAAGGCGCGCGCCGCCGGGCAGTGCCGGCTGTTCATCGGACACATGCCGCCCGGGCATCGTGGCGAACCGTTGCGCGTCACCGAAGGGATCGCCGCCGAGCTGTCGAACAAGCTGTTCGGCAATCAGGCCGACGTCGAGCAGAAGATACGCCGGTACGCGCAGCACATCGAGTACAACGGCGAGTCGATCCTGAACGCTCGTGACAACCCGGAGCGGCCGGGTGAGCTGCTGTGGTCGATGCACTCGTCGCGCGAACTGATCGGCTCACAGGCCGGGCAGTATCAGATCACCGACGGTGTCACTCCGCGCAAGGTTGACGACGAGTTGGAGATTCTGGCGCGGTCGTGGATACCCGACCCGGAGATGTCCGCGTACGCCGACGCGCCGGTGCGGTCGCTGCTGCCGGTGCTGCGTGAGCTGGTGCAGATGACGAAGTACGTCGGCGCTCAGATCGACTCACGGCTCGCCTCTGGTGGCGGTCTGCTGTTCGTGTCCGACGATGTCGAGATATTCGACGCCGACGGCAAGCAGCTCGGGTTCGCTGACGAACTGCACTCGTACATGCTGACCGCGGTGGAGGACCGCGGGTCGTCGGAGTCGTTGGCGCCGATCGTCGCGCGTGTGCCGCACAAGGATGGCCGGTCGCTGGCCGACATCGCGCACCTGATGACGTTCGGCGAAGCTCTCGACCCGCACATGCACGAGCGTCGCGCCGAGGCGATCCAACGTATCGCGCTCGGCATGGACTCTGACCCTATGGTGCTCAACGGTGGCGGATCGGCGAATCACTGGTCGATGTGGGCTGTCGACGAGGGCGAGCAGAAGTTCGGCGTCGCGCCGGTCGTGACGTCGATGTGCCACACCCTGTCGACCGAGCTGGTCACGCCGCTACTCGCCGCGCAGGGCGTCACCAACGCGCACGAGTTCGTCGCGTGGTTCGACGACGACGAGTTGAAGCTGCGCCCGGATCGGTCGAAGGATGCGCAGCTACTGCACGAGCGGGGCATCTTGTCCGACGAGGTCGCGTTGACCGAGTCCGGGTTCAGCAAGTCGGACATGCCGTCGCAGGGCGAGATGACCGCGCGGTGGCTGCGTGAAAACGCGATCGCGCTGATGGGCATGAACCCGGCGGTTATGGCGCCGATCCTCGAAGGCATGGGCGTGAAACTGCCACCCGCACCGGCCGCCGCGCCGATCGAGGTGCAGGGGCCGGCCGGGCAGCAGCAGCCGGCGGTCGCCGCTGCGCCGGACAACTCGCCGCCCGACACTCTGAACGATCCGCCGCCCGCAGCCCGTATCGACCCGGAGGCGCCATGACGACCGGACAGCAGCAACGCGACAGCCTCGACGCGATCGAGGCGGTGTGCATGTTCGCCGTGGTCCGGGCACTGCAGTTCGCGTCGATGCGGTCGAAGGCGTCCGGCCGCAACTCGGGTCCGCGGTACGGCGTGCCGCAGCACCTCGTGCACACCCGCGTCGACCTGCTGTCGGCTGGCGACGACTGGCCGGTGCTGCTGCGTGGGGCGTGGGACACACTGCCGGCGGTGCTGCACGGCAACACCGACCCGTACGCCGACGTGTGCGAAACCTATGTGCGGCACCTCGTCGTCGAGCAACGCATTCCCGACCGGGCTGCGCTGCGCCGCCGGCTGATCGAGGCCGGCGTCGCGTGATCGCGCAGCAGCAACTCGACCGGCTCGACGCGATCGTCGCCGCGGGTATCGCCGCCGGGAACGTCGACGTCGTCGAACGGGCACTCGACGCGCAGGCGCGGCTGCTGTGTCTGCCCCGGTAGGCCGTCGTCGCGCCGAACACCAGCAGTTACTGCGTGAGGCCGAACGTGGCATCGACGCCGCCGTGCTCGCCGCTATCGCTGAGTGGCTGACCGCGGTGCGGTTCGCGCTCGTCGACGAGCTGGTGCCGCGCCGCATCACCGCTGACGGCGAGTTCGCCGTCGACGCCGCTGTGCAGCGCACGTGGGGCGTGTGGCAGGACCAGCTCGAAAACAATGTGCTGCCGACGATCTCGGTCGCGTTCGGCGACGCGTTCCAACAGGTGCGGCGCGCCGACCCGCAAGGCGCGTTCGCGCACCAGCAGCGGTACCTAGAGACCGTGTCTGACCGGCTGCGTATCTGGCCGGCTGGGGCGTTCGAGGACATTCGACCGGAACTGCTCGAATCGCTGTCGGACGCCGTCACGATCGACGAGATGACCGAGCGTGTCGGCCGGGTGCTGAACATCGACGCGAAGTCGCGGAAGCTGCGGGCGCAGATCAACGACGTCGAGGCGCAGCTCGCCGACCCCGACCTCGACCCGGCTGACCGGCCGGCGCTCACACAGTGGCGGCGCGATCTGTGGGAACAACACGATGAGTCGCTGAACGAGTGGCAGTGGAAGGCGCGCAGGATCGCGCGGACGGAGTCGCACGGCGCGGTGTCGGCGGGGCAGCTCGCGGCAGCGCGTGTGGTGGAGCAGCAGACCGGGCTGCGCATGTGGAAGCGGTGGCTGTCGACCGAGGACACCCGCACCCGGGCGTCGCATCGCGTCGCCGACGGGCAGACGTGCCCGCTCGACGAGCCGTTCCGGGTGGGCGGGTTCCTGCTGCAGCACCCCGCCGATTCGATCTCGGTGGCGCCGCATGAGGTGATCAATTGCAGGTGCACGATGCTGATCTACGACGACGACGAGCTGCAGGACGAGTTCGACGACCAGGGCGGTAAGGGGCCGGTCGACGCCGGGTCGGTGCGGATCGGCCCGGACGACCCGGACGCCGCCGACGCTGCGATTCTGCAGGTCGCCGAACGCGAGGACCGGGTAACTCCGCAGGTCGGGCTGCGCGGCGAGGATGCGGGGCAGTCGCTGCCGGCGCAGCCACTCGACGTCGAGGTGACTGACGAGCGCACCCCGATCCCGGTGCCCGACCTCGAAACGGCGACCGACGCGCGGCTGGCCGACTACCTGATCCGCACCGACGAACGTGACGGCGACCCGACGCTGCGCGACGACGTCGACGCCGAACTGTCACGCCGGCGTGAGGCCGAACAGTTCGAGGTGCAGTACGGGCAACCGGAGTACGCCGACGACGTCATCGAGGTCGACGACGACGGGGCGTGGCTCGACGACCCGCGGTGGGCCGACGACGGCGACGATGACGAGATCGACGAACCGGATCCGGAGTACGACCCCGACCTGACGTTCGACGAGTGGGCCGACGAACCGGACGACGCACGTATCCCCGGCGATGCTGTGCCGGCAGACCCGCCGGTCATCCCCGAACCGCTCGACTACGCCGAGGGTGACCCGGAGTGGGAGGCGCTGAACGAGGAGTGGGAGTGGTTGCGGGGCGCGCTGCACGAAACGCTCGCCGAGGGCAGCACCGACTACGACCTCGACGACCTGATCGAGTACACCGCGACGTTGGAGGCTGCGCGCGCCGACCTCATCGCGAAGGCTGCGACAGTGCCCGACCGAGCACCCGACCCGGAGCCTGACCGCGGTGGGTGGCTCGACGACGCCGACGACGAGTTCGAGCGACTGTACGGCGGCCGGCAGGACACGGCCGAGGACGCGCGGCGCCGCGACCTCATGGAGCGTGCCGACGCGCTCGCCGAGGAACGCGGCATCCCGTACGAGCAGGCGCTCGGCGAACTGCAGGGACTCGACCCCGACCAGGTGCGGCGCCGCGAGTTCGTCGCCGAGGGTAAGCGGCAGGGTCTGGTGTCGACGTCGTATCAGGCGATGCTCGACGAGGCGCACAACAATCTGTCGTTCGACATGCTGCTGCTGTGTGAGGCGGCGACGAACGGGCAGACGCTGAAACCGTACTCACGTGACAGCGGGTTCGCCGCCGACATGCTGTGGAAGGTGAACGACAACACCGCGCGCAAACACATGTCCGACGAGGCGGCGCTGTGGTTCGACGAGAACGGCCGCATCACGAAAGCCGACCTGAACGCGATGATCGAGGACGGCCGGTGGGCGTTCGACGCCGACTCACTGCTCGCGTTGTATCAGACGTGGCCGGGCCGCCGGCTCGGTGGAGACTATCTGGCATGAGTGCACACGACCGCATGTCGGAGCAGCCGCTGCCGACGCACGAGCAGACACAGCAGGCGTACCGCGACGGCATGCACGCCGAGGTGGGTTCGGCGAACCCGTACGCCGGGATGCGCGTGTTGGCGTCGGTGTGGGCTGCCGGTCGTGACTGGCAGCGGCGGCAGGCGTTCGCCGACCTGCAGGGCCGGGAATCGGCGCGACGCCGTACACAGTGACCTCGGCGCTGCCGGTGGTTCGGTCATACTCAGGTGAGGCCACCACACGACGAGCAGAGGAATCGGGCACGTGGGAAAGAACATCGGCGCCGCGCTGAACGCGGCGAACATCGTCTACGACCGCGCAGACTTCGCTGACCCGAAGCTCGACCGGCTGACCCCGATCCAGGTGACGAAGGATGGCCGCGTGTTCGGGCACCTCGCCGGCTGGAACTCCGAACACATCGGCCGACCAGGTGTGCGGCCGCCACGCGGCACCGACTACCGGTACTTTCACCAGGGCGTCGTGCCGACCACCGACGGTGACCTCGCGGTCGGGCACCTGACTCTCGGCACCGGGCACGCCGCAGCCGGCAACATCAACGCAGCCGCATCGCACTACGACGACACCGGGTCGCAGGTCGCGCAGGTGCGGGTCGGTGAGGACGCGCACGGCATATGGTTCGCCGGCCGCACATCGCCGACGACCGACGACCTGCAGCGGCAGACGCTGCGACGCTCGTCGTTGTCGGGTGACTGGCGCAAGGTGCAGGGACAGTACGAGCTGGTCGCGGCGCTCGCCGTGAACGTGCCCGGGTTCCCGATCCCGCGCACGGATCTGCTCGTCGCGTCGGGCGCCGACGACGGCATGCTCGTCGCGGCCGGCATGGTGCGCAACGGGCCAATCACGCACGAGGAAGTGCATGCACTCGTCGCGTCGGCGGGCCGCGACGCGCAGGCAGCGGTCGACCGGGCGATCCGGCGTGAACGTCTGCGGCAGCGGACACAGCCGCTGGTCGACGAGATCGTCGCGTCGGCGCGGGTGGAGAAGCGGCGGGCGCTGACGGCGTCGGCAGCGAAGATGCGTCGTCAGCAGGCCGGCGACCAGTACCTGTCCATCCTGGCGGCTGGTGTCGACACGTCGGGCCGGATGCCGCCGGCGTTGCACCGGTACTGGACGAAGGGCGTCGGGCTGGCGCGGTGGGCGTCAACGGGTACCCCGTTCCGGTCGCTGGTGTCGGCGCTTGAATCCGAGATCCCCGACATGTCGCCGGCGCATCTGAAAGGTCTGGCGGCGAACCTGTACCACGATGTGTTCAAGCAGTGGCCGGGCCGCAAGTCCGCGAAGGGTGGCGCGCTCACCGCGTCGGCGATGCCACCGACCCCGGACGAGGCGCAGGCGATGCTCGACGACCCCGAGGTGCAGGCTGTGCTCGCCGCGCTGCCGGTGCCCGGCGTCGCACCCGAGGTCGTGCCCGAACCGGTCCCCGAAGACGTCGCCGAGGTCGAGCCGCGTACCGACGGCATGATCGCGCTACTGCCGGCGATCACTGATACACAGCTCGTGCTCGTCGACGGCGGCGACCCGGATCCGCATCTGACGCTGATCTATGTACCCGACGTCGTGTCGCTCGACGACATCAGCCGCAACTCGATTCTGTCGACCGTGACGCGTATCGCCGAGACCCGGCAGCCGATCATCGGCGACCTGTTCGCGCGCGCAGAGTTCAACGCCGGCAGCGACGACAAAGACCAGTGCGCGGTGTGGCTGGTCAACGGCGCCGACGTCGGCCGGCTGCACGACGATCTGCGGGCCGCGCTCGGTGACCGGGTACCGCCGTCGGAGTACGGGGCGTTCGTGCCGCACATCACCGCCGGGTACAACATGGCCGCCGACCGTCTGCCCGTCGGCGAGTCGGTCACGTTCGACCGGGTGCGCGTGTCGTTCGCCGGCGAGAACGTCGATATACCGCTCGGCGCGGTGGCCGACGACGAGGCGCTGCTCGGCGAGGTGCAGACCGACGCCGCCGACGTACCCGAGTTCGGTGACCCCGAGGCGTGGGAAGCAGTGCAGGCTGCGGGCGACCGTCGGAAGGTGAAGACGCAGGCCGGCGCCGACAAGTACGGCGTGAGCATCGGCGACGTCATCGGCCGCGGTATCGACGACGCCGTCGACGGCGCGAACAGTGCAGTCGACAAGGCGCAGGCCGACGCCGCGAACCTCGGAAAGTCGGTCGCCGAGGCGCTGTTCGGGAAGCGTCCGGCGCCGAAGGATGACCAGCCCGAGCAGCCGACACCACCGCCGGCACCGGCACCGGCACCCGAGCCGAAGCGTGCTGCGCCGCAGGCCGCGCCGGCGCAGATCGTGGAGGCGCCGACGCCGTCACAGAAACCGCGGGCGTACGACCCCAACGACCCGACCCCTGTGCAGAACCATGCGGGCGAAACCGAGTCGGGCACCGCATCCGACGTCGACGTGCGCGTGCAGTCCGACGTCGAGCCACGCATGGACGTCGGCGCGGGCACCGATCATCCGATGGCCGAGGACGAGTCGCCGCTGACCGGCGCGGAGGGCGGCGAACTCGTCGAGTACAGCGACGGCGTCGCCACCTATTCGGACGGCACACAAACCGACGGCACGGTGTGGACGCGGTCGCCGGTGCTGCCCGGCATGGGATACGACGGCGAGACGCTACTCGAAGACCAGGCGCCGTTGAAGGGCGCCGAGGGCGGCGAGCTGGTGTCGTTCGACGGCGACCGCGGCGTCGCCGTGTACGACGACGGCACCGAGACAGACGGCAAACAGTGGACAAAGACAGGGGCAGTCATGGCATCAGCAGCATGGTCGGCGATCACCGCCGCAGCAGGACGGCGAGGGCGCATCACCGCGGCCGGCGTCGGCAAGTTCGACGAGTTGAAGCACAAGCGGGACGCGCGCGGCAAGTTCGCGCGCAAGTCGGTCGGTGAGCTGACCGAGATCCGCGCCGAGAAAATGAGCATCGCACGCAGCCCGTCACAGCCGATGGAGACGCGACTCGAAGCGAAAGCCGAGGCCGAGGCGGCCGGCGAAGTGATCGCCGAAAAGGGCGGCGGGAACGCGCCGATCGCGTCGCGGCCGGCGACCAGTTCGGAGGCGTCGCCGAAACCGATGGACCCGGAGTCGTCGGGTATCGACCCCGACGGCAGCCGCGCGTCGGACTCCCGCGCGTTGCGTGAACTGTCGGAGGCGCAGGACGCGCGCAAGCGGCAGGAGCCGGTCAAGCAGGGCGGCCGTGGGCAGTCACCTGAGGCGGCGATGGAGCAGGCAATCGCGGAAGGTCGGCCGACTGCGGGAGAGGGAAACTCGACGCCGCGGCCACTCGCGACGGGTGAGCTGCCCGAGCCGCCGGACTGGTCGCAGGTCGACGCCGAACCGGTCGTCGGCGCCACGGACACCATCGCGCTACGTCGGCAGCTCGACGCGCTGAGCACGCCGTCGCCGAACGGCGATTCGTGGGAACGGTACGAGACCGGCACCGAGGCGTTGTTCCTGCGTGACGCGCAGGAGTCGCTGGCCGGGCAAGGGTTGCGGCTGACCCGCGACGACCAGGGATACCTGCAGGTGTGGCGTGAGGATGAGCTGACCGCGTCGGCGTCGCCGGCGTGGCAGGCGATCACCGCCGCTGCTGGACGTCGTCGCTGATCATGGGTTGGCTCGTGTTCGGGCCGGCGTTCATCGTGGTCCGGATCGTCAAGATCATCGAGGACGCGACGTCGCCGGCCCGACGCCGAGAACTGATCCGGCAGCAGACACGCGACGAGGTCGCGGCCGCCGAGCAACGATGGAGACGACAGCATGGGATGCAACTGCAGGCGCCGCGGGATCACCGTGTTCGAGGTGACGAAACGCGACGGCACGGTCGCTCGGTTCCTGACCGAGGCCGAGGCGAAAGAGAACGCCGACGTCGCCGCTGGTGATGTGTGGCGCAAGGTTACGCGCTGACCTGTACCGGCTGCGCTACCCTTAGGCGCTAGGTGGGTTTGCATCGCTGGCTAGGGGCCGGAGTACCCAACGGGATACGGCACTCTAATCACGGAAGGTAATCCCCAGCGATGAAGGTAACTCTCGAATCCCTGATCGAGGCAGCGCAGGCGACCGACTCGAACGGTAAGACGCTGCCGGCGTCGGATCGTCAGAACAAGATCACCGAGCTACTGCAGGACGCTGACCGCGCCGACGTCGAGGCGGTGCTGAACGAGTCGATCGAGAAGTACCGGGACTTGGACGCGTCCGACCCGCAGGACGACGCCGAGCTGTTCGGTCTCGAACTACTCGTCGACGCGATGACGTCGGCGCGTGGTCTGCAGCAGAAGTTCGCCGAGGCTGACGCCGCGAAGGCTCAGCAGCGCGCCGAGCTGGCTGCCCGTGTCGACGAGCTGACCGCCGACGTCGAGCCGGGCGCGGCCGCCGACGAACCGGCCGCCGAGACCGGTGAGGCCACCGGCGACCCCGCGGTCGTCGACGGCGACACCAGCGGCACCACCGGTGACCCAGCGGTCACCACCGACGATCCGAACGAGGGCGGCAGCACCGAGTCGGCAGAGACCACAGAAGGAGCCGGCGACATGGTCGCAGCCTCGGGCAAGCGTTCCCACTTCAGCGTCGGCGCCGTCGCTGCCCGCAAGCCGGGCACGGTGCGGGCACCCGACGACAAGTCTGCCGAGGCTGAGCTGCGTGCCGGTGTGACGATCACCGCGTCGTCCGGTGTGCGCGGCCACACCACCGGGCAAGAACTCGACGGCATCAAGGGACTCGCCACCGCTGCTGCTGCGACGGTGCGTGGTCTGCCGACGAAGGGTGTGCGGGCACACGCCAAGGCCGACGTCGCGTCGCTCGCGATCGCCTACCCCGACGAGCTGGTCGCGTCGGCTGAACGCGACTTCGGTTCGATCATGCGCAACGCGGTCGACGAGTCTCGTCTGCCCGGCGATTCGATCGTCGCGGCCGGCGGCTGGTGCGCACCGTCGGAGACGCTGTACGAGATCCCCGGCAGCCTGACCGACGCGAACGCCGGTCTGATCAATCTGCCCGAGGTGCAGGTGCACCGTGGCGGGCTGCGGTTCCGCCGGCAGATCGACTTCGGCACCATCTATGCGGGCGGCATGGCCGGCCGTGTGATGACCGAAGCGATGTCGGAGTCGGCCGACCCCGAGGACTACACGAAGGTCTTTTACCGGGTCGACTGCCCCGAGTTCGACGAGGTCCGCGCCGACGCCGTGTACACCGGCGCATCGGCCGGCATCCTGCAGAATCACGCCTACCCCGAAGAAGTCGAGGCGCAGATCGCCGAGCTGGTCGCGGCGCACTCGCACCGCATCAACGAGATCAGCCTCGAACGCATGGAGGCGATCTTCTCGGGCGCCGGACACAATCAGGTGAACTTCACCAACACGTTCGGCCCGTCGACCGTGGGCGCGTCGCTGAACGCGATCGAGTGGGTCGTCACCAACGAGCGCACTCGGCTGCGCGCGTCGGAGTCGATGCGGTTCAAGGTCGCCATTCCGAACTGGTACAAGACCGTGTTCCGCGCCGACTACGCGAACCGGAACGGCGTCGACAACGCGCTCGACGTGTCCGACGCGCAGATCGACACGTGGTTCTCGCAGCGTGGCGCGTCGGTCGATTGGACGTACGACTGGCAGGATGCGCTGTCGCTCGGCTCGGCCGGCGTCGGTGGCGCCACCACGGCGAACACCCTGCCGACCAGCGTCAAGGTGATGGTTTGGCCGGAGGGCACCATCGTCCGCGGCCGCGGCGACATCATCAACATGGAAGCGATCTACGACTCGGCCGGTCTGGAAACCAACGACTTCCTGCGGCTGTTCATGGAGGAGCAGTTGGTCGTCGTGTGGCGCGCGTACCGCGGGTCGCTGCTGACGCTGCCGCTGTCCGCATCGGGCGCGACCGGCGCGGCACGTGACCTCGACGGGAACGGCAAGATCATCGTTCCGACGCCGTGACGGTCTGACAACAGAACATCGGATACCGAGTAGGGCACCCGTAGCGACCCGCAGTCGTGCGGGTGCCCTACTCGTCTCACTAGGAGAGGACCGGGTCGGATATGGCGACCATGCTCACCAACGCGCGGCTGTTCGTCGAGACGCAGCGGCGACTCACCCCACCGAAGTACGGGCTGTTCTCGGCGGCCGCGCTAACCGAGGGCGAAACGCATGTGTTCGCCGGCGGCGTCGAGTATTTCCTGCCGATCGACCCGACGGCAGTCGGGCATACCGCGCTCGAATGTCTCGACGAGGGCACCGCGCTGAACCGCGACATTCCCCGCGGTTTGCCCGCCGGTGTCGGCGACCCGTTCGAGGTCTACGCCGGCGCGCAGTGCGACATCACCGGCACCAGTGAGGCCGAGCTGCGGCAGCGGGCGGTCGACACGCTGCAGGCCGGTGAGATGCAGGCCGTCGAGCGGCGCATCTGGCGGGACGAGAACCCGGCGATCATGGACACGACGAACACAGTCGAGGTCGTCGACGTCGCCGCGCCGCTCGCGTTGGCGCTCGGCCGGCTCGAACACTGGCTGTACACCGACTATGCGTCGGCCGGTGTGCTGCACCTGCCGCGGTTCCTCGGCGCGCTCGCCGACAGCCTCGATCTCGTGCAGGCCGACGGGACGATGCTGCGGACGAAACTCGGCACGCCGGTCGTGTTCGGCGACTACCCGAACGTGGGGCCGGACGGTACCGCGCCGACCGCGGGCAGTGTGTGGATCGCGGCGACCGGCGACCTGCTGGTGCGGCGCACGTCGGTCGATGCGCTGACCGACAAGTCGCAGTCGTGGTTCGACCCGACGACGAACAACGCGACCGCGATCGTGGTTCGCGATTATCTGGTGACGTTCGACGAGGTGGCCGGCGCCGCGCTCGTCGATCTTCCCTGATCGAGAGGATGAGGCGATGCCTACTGTGCTGGTGAAAGACGGCGACGATCCGGGCGAGGTGGCGGCCGCGTTGCTGCGTGCTGCGGCGCCGGACAAGTGGCGGGTGCGGAAGGTGACCGCCGGGCGTCGGCAGGCGTTCGAGGTGCCTGACGACGTGTACGAGGCGTTCGCCGCCGAGCATGGTCTCGACGAGCAGGTGCCGCCGCACGACCCGCCGACCCCGACCGAGGGGCCGGGCCGCACCGACGATCCGGCGTCTGCTGGTGACGATGTGACGCCGCCGCTGGTGTCCGGCGAGCCGGTCATCGAGACCGGCGCCGACGACGACGGTCGGACCGAATCGGAGCGGGAAGCCGACGAGCAGGCGCAGGCGGCCCGCGACGAGCTGGCCGGGTCGCGCGGCGAGGCGCCCGACCGCAACGACAAAACCGAGGACTGGCAGCGGTTCATGCGGCCGGTGCTCGGCGACGCCGTCGACGGCATGAAGCGGTCGGAACTGATCGCCGCGCACGACAACGAAGACGCGTAACCACGCGTCGACGCTGCAGCGGGATACACTCGCTGACAGCAGATATTGCTGCTGGCTAGGGGCCGGGCGGTTACACGAGCACACCCCAAGAGAGGCAGCAGCAAATGGCAAACAAGGTCTGGCCGTCCGTCCGGGCGAAGATCATGCGACTCACTCGGCTCGACGAGTGCGGCGCCCCGGTCACCGGCCCGAAGTCGACTCTCGTCACCGATGGTCTGATCTCGGTCGACATCAGTGCCGAGTACGAGGACGGCACGGAGAACGCGCCGAAGAACGGTAACGACAAGTTCTGTTTCATCGAGACCATGCCCGACGAGTTCAAGTACTTCACTCTGGGCATCGCGTTCTGCGGTGTCGACCCCGAGGCGTGGGAGATCATCACCGGTAACCCGATCTACGAGGACGCCGCCGGCAACGCCGTCGGTATCAAGTTCGGTCGGTACTCGGAAGAGATCGAAACGGCGTTCGCGCTCGAAGTGTGGTCGGACGTGCCCGGCACGGCGTGTGGTGCGGGCGGTAAGCGGTACGGCTACCACCTGTGGCCGTACATCGGTTCGGGTCGTCTCGACGAGCTGACGCTGAACAACGAGACCGCCGAGTTCACCCTCGGCAACGCGAAGACCAAGGACGGCAACCAGTGGGAGTCCGGCGGTTACGACGTCGTGCTCGACGCTGCTGCCACCCCGGCGCCCGGGCCGCTGGTAGACCCGCTCACCCCGGAGGATCACTACCTGCCGATCACCACGCAGGTCGCGCCGCCCACCGCTACTGCGGGGGCTGTGGCGTACCCCCCGGTGTGACGCCGCCGATCGGTAACGATCTGGTCGTCGGCAACGGGTTCCGACTCTGAAACGCGCGGCGAGGACACCCTCGCCGCGCGTTTCGCGTTTCACCACCACCACCGCGAAGAGAGGCCGCCGGCATGGCGTACAACCGACCGAACATCGTCTCGGGCGTGACCCGGGCGACGAAAGCATTCTTCGACAACCTGCTCGACGGCATCGACGAGAAGTCACCGGAGGTCGCCGCGATCCAGGCGACACCGGAACTCGGGTTCACGACACCGGTCATGCCGGCGCCACCGACGATCACCGTCGGCGCGGCGGGCGGCACGGCACCTTACTCGGCGACGTCACTGCCCGCAGACACCGCGCAGGTGTCGCGCCGCGCGGGCCGATACGCAACGCAGTTCATCGACACCAAGAACTGGCTGCAGAACTACGTGAACAACCCGTCGACGTCGCGCTCGCAGGGCGAGATTGAGTTCACGTTCTCGGGGCAGGCGCTGGCGGTGCACGTCAATGCGCTGATCGCCGGCGGCGGTATCCGCGTGTGGGTCGACGGGCAGGCCACGCAGGCGGGTCTGCTGGTCACGCACAACAGCGGGTCGGGACGCAGTCAAAACTGGGTGTCGATCGTGTTCGCGGCGGCATCGGTGCGTCGCATCCGCATCGAGTTCCCCGGATCGCTGTTCGGCGGACTCGCGTACGACGCCGGTGCTGTGTCGCCGGTCTCGGGTCGGCTGCGGCGGGTGGCGGTGTTCGGCGATTCATGGGCGGGTGGCACGTCCGACACCGCGATTCACGAGTCGATCTATGCGCGGCTCGGCTACGAACTCGGGTGGGAAACGGCCCGACTCGGGCAAGGCGGATCGGGATACGTGCAGACCGGGGCAGGCGCCGGCGTGCCGTACACGCACGCTGATCGGCTCGCCGAGCTGGTCGCGTTCAAACCGGATTACGTCATCATCATCGGGTCGCTCAACGATGACGCGCAGTCGGCGGGCGCAGTCGGCGCGGCAGCGGCCGCGCTGTACAGCAGCATCGCGGCGGCGATCCCCGGTGCCCGGTTGATCGTGGTCGGGCCGCAGGCGACTAAGTCGGTTGTTCCGGCGGCGCGCCTCGCGAACCGCGACGCGATCCGCGCGGCGGCAGCCGCAGCCCGCAACGTCGTTCGATTCATCGACCCCATTGCGGGCGGGTGGATCACCGGGAGCGGCACGGCAGCAGCACCGGCCGGCGACGGTAACGCCGACACGTACGTCGTCGCTGACGGCGTTCACCTGAACGCGGCTGGCTCGTCGTACTGGGCAAACCGGCTCGCGACCGAGATCGTTCGGGTCTGAACCGCCGCCCGCGTGAGAACATCGACGCATGGCAGAGATTGAGTGGCCGCTCGACATACCCGACGACAGTACGGCCGTGTGGGCTGCAGCGTCCGCCGACGCGAAGGCGCAGGCGTCCTCGTGGGCGATCAGTGTGCTGTGGGCGTTGTCGGGCCGCACGTTCGGCACGGTCGCCGAGCACGTCCGGCCGACGCCGCGACCGCCGGTCACCGGCTCGACGTATGCGGGCACACTGTCGTCGACGTATCCCGGGCGTCGGGTCGCACCACCGCTGACGACCGGCTACGACCCGGGCGCCGGGCGTGGCTGCCGCATCGCCGGTGTGCGGCTGTATCTGCCCGGCCCGATCGCCGAGATCACCGAGATCCGCATCGACGCCGACGTGCTGCCCGACGTCGCGTACCGGATCATCGACGGACAGTATGTGCGGCGCGTCGACGGCGAACACTGGCCGCTGCGGCAGAACCTGAACGCCGACGACGGCACCCCGGGCGCATGGTCGGTGACGTACCGGCGTGGTGTGCCGGTACCGGCTGCGGGCCGGCTGGCCGCCGGTGTGCTCGCCGTCGAGTACCTGAACGACCGCGAGGGCCGCGCGTGCCGACTACCGCGCGGTGTGACGAGCGCATCCCGACAGGGTCTGTCGATCGAGGTCGACGCGCGCGCGTACTTCACCGAGGGCATGACCGGCGTCGACGAGGTCGACCAGTGGCTACTGACGGTCAACCCGCACCGCATCGGCAGGCCGGCGCAGATCATCGGTGGCCGGCAGGCAGTGCGGCGGTCGCTGCCATGATGGGTTGCTCGCCGTACGCGATCGCGCGGCTGCTCGTCGAACGCGCCGAGCACGAACTGCAGACGGCGCGCGCGGACGTGCCGGATCGGGTGGCTGTGGTGCCGGACCGGCCGCCGGGCGAGTTCTGCGCGCAGTTGTGGGCAGCAGTCATCTCGTACGCGCCGAAGCCGGCGCGTACGCCGTCGACGGTCAAGTCGTGCGCGGCCGAGTGGCGGGTGCAGATCACGCTCGGCGTGTACCGGTGCGATCCGTCGATCAACCCGTCGCACCCCGAGCAGGCGCCCGACCCGGTCCGGCTCGACTCGGCGGCACGCGACCAGCTCGACGACGCCGAGGCGCTGCGCCGGGCGATCCTGCACGCCGACTGGGCGTTGCTCGACGTCGACCCGGAGCAGGTGCAGGTCGGGCCGATGCGTGTCGTCGGCCGGTCGGGTGGCGCGTTTGGTGTCGAGCACGACGTCGTCGTCGATACTGAACTCGGGCGGTTCACCGATGCGGCTGTTCCGATGCTGCCGACCGACCCGCGGAAGGACACACCATGAGCGAGTCACAGGTCACGATCAAAGCGGCGCAGTCGTTCGGCGGCATGCGGGCCGGCGAGGTAGTGACGGTCACCCGTACCGCGTACATCGACGGGCTGATCAAGCGGGAACGGGTGACGGTCGTCGACGACGCCGAGGGCGAGCAGCGGACACTGCCGGCGACTGCGGCGGATCGTCCGGGCGAACCGATCACCGCGGGCGGGTTCCTGATCGGCGATCAGGCCGAGTCGGGGCCGCCGAAGCGTAACGCCGAAACCGGCGAGTGGGCCGAATACATGGCTGCGCGGTTCCCGGACTACGACCCGACCGACAAGTCGCGCACTGAACTGCAGGCCGACTACGACGAGCTGGTACCGGCCGATGACGGTCCGTCTGAATAGGCAGGTCATCGCCGCCGAGCAGTCACGCCTCGGCATGGAGTGGGGCCGACGGGTCGGCCGGCGCGTGCAGAACGCTGCGCGCCGGCGGGCACCGGTGGACGAGGGCACGCTGCGCAACTCGATCGAGTACGTCGTCGACGTGCGCGGCACCAGCACACACGTCACGATTGGGTCGCCGCTGCCCTATGCGCGCTACATTCACGAGGGCACCGGTATCTACGGGCCGAAGGGCACACCGATCGTGCCGGTCACGCGGCAGGCGTTGAAGTTCCAAGTCAAGGGGGCGTCGGGGCGGCGTCGCGGTGGTGACGCGAAATGGGTATTCGCGAAGTCGGTGCGCGGTATCAAACCGAACCCGTTTCTCGTCGATGCGCTCGTCGACGTCATGGGATCGCTCACTCGGCGGTTACGCTGACGGGTGCCACCCGTACCCGACTGCTAGGAGCAGCATCACATGGCAACCAAGACCAAGGCGCCGGCCGCGAACGCATCCCGGCAGAAGTGGGTCGATTTCTTCGCCGAGGCGTACAAGTCGGTCGACACCGACGATATGACGCGCGCCGACATGCGCGAGGTGCACAAGCTGCGGGAAGCCGGTTCGCCGGCTGACACTCCCGCGCAGGCCGACCCGGGCGCCGGCTACGACACGTCCGAGTTTGAGGCGCCGAGTCTCGACGATGTCCCCGAAGAGCTGCGGTTCTCGACCGACACCGGCGAGGACCGGGAGATCGAGAAGATCCCGTTCGCGATGGACGGGATCCCGTTCTGGCTGTTCCGGCCGTCCGACGCCGCGATGACGCTGTACATGGGCGAACTGCTGTCCGACGACGTGCGGGTGCGCACCAACTCGATGGTGCGCATCGTGCAGCAGTGCGTCGACCCGTCGGCGCTCATGTATCTGCAGGAACGAATCACCGACCGGGCCAACAACTTCGACGACGGGCTGTACGGCCGGGTCGTTGCCGCGGTGCTCGAAGAGTGGGGCGACGCGACCGCGTCGGCCAAGTTCCGGCAGGCGCAGGAGAACGAGGCGCAGAACCGGCAGCAGCGTCGCGCGGCTGCCCGGGCAAGCCGTAAGAAGTAGGGCCGCCGGTGGCTCTGCCGCCGCCGTGGGGCGATGTGCCGTCGGGCTTCGCGCTCGACGGCACATTCATCGGTACGGCGATCCCGGAGACGCGCCGGCTGGTGCCGACGCTGCTCGTCGACGAGAAGTCGAACACCGGCGGTCTGTACATCGTCGGCACGTTCTGCTCGGCCGACGCGTGGGGCCGTCTGCTCGCCGCGCTCGTCGAACCTCACTCGACAATCACCCTCGACACGCTGCAGATCATGGCCGACCGCATCGTCGAAACGCACCTCGGGATACCGCGGTGGACGGTCGAACGTCTGTGGCAGCAGGCCGCGGGGGCGTGGATGCTCGTCGACGGCGAGTTCACCATGCGCGGTATCGACCTATTCGAGCTGCCGGCGCAGCGGGCGACGAACGCCTTGTACGCGTTGCTGCGTGGGTGGCGGTCGCGGGGCAAAGAAGACGAGCTGCGGGCGTGGCAGCGGAAACTCGAACAGCCGCCGCTGCGTGAGATCCAGCGGTGGAAGCGTGACGACGTGCCCGTCGAGTCGGCGTCGATCGACGACATGCAGCAGCACATGGCCGACCTGAAAGCCGGCCGGATCGGCTCGCGGTCACCGGCTACGGGCTGAGCAGACGATACCCTGAGACTCGACACGAACCCGACCGCACTCGGGCGTCGCCGGCGACCTCGTCGGCGGCCGACGAGGTGAGGCGGGCAGCGTGACAGCAGGCGGCGGGCAGTGGGCCGAGGCCGAGGTCGGCGTAACCCTGAACTGGGACAACGTCGAAGGCGAGTTGCGGCAGCGACTCGAACGGTCGTCGGCGCAGGCTGCGCAGGTTGTTCGCCGTAACTGGGCGAAGCTGGAACGCTCGACCCGGCAGTCGTTCGACCGCATGGCGTCGGCGTTCGCGCGGGCGATGCGCAAGGTCGAAACGGACGGCGAGAAACACGCGACGGCGGTGGCGCGGTCGTGGTCGGTGGCGCTGACCCGCATGGTCGCACGCACCGACGTCGCGGTCGGGAAGATCAAGGCGGCGCTCGCGGAGATCCCCAACGACATACCGGTGCGTATCGCTGTCTCTCACGTCGGCATGCAGACCGCGGAGATCCGTCGGCTGTCGACGGCGCTGACTCGTCTGCAGCAGGTCGGCGACGTCACCAGCACGGTATCGATTGTGACGGCCGGAGCGTCGGCTGACGATCTGCGCAACCTGGCGTCGGCGCTGCGCCGCGTATCCAAGTTCGAGTCGATGTCTTTGGTCATCGACGCGAAGGTGAACGGTCTCGCCGAGGTCGAACGACTGGCGGCCGCACTGCGAGCACTGCCGCGACGGACGAACGTCGACGTCAACGCGAACACGTCGGCGATCTCGAAGATCACGAAGGCGCTCAGCGGGAAGGGTCTGCTCGGCGGGCTGCTCGGTATCGCCGGCGGGTTCGCGTCGGCGGGCGCGACGGTACTGAAATTCGCCGCGATCGCCGGTGGCGCGACGGTCGTCATCGCCGGGATGCTGCCCGCGCTGTCGGCGCTCGGCGCGGCGCTCGGTGCGGGGCTGTTCGGTGCTGCGGTGGCCGGTGCGGGTGCGTTCGCTGCCGGGCTGACCGCGATCGCTGGTGTCGTCGCGACGGTCAAGACGGCGACGCTCGGTGTCGGCGAGGCGATCAAAAACGCGTTCGACCCGGCGAACGCCGAGAAGTTCGCCGAGGCGATGGCGAAGCTGTCGCCGCAGGCGCGGGCGTTCGTGCTCGCCTTCCAGCAGCTCGGTAAACAGTTCAAAGACATTGTGCAGCAACCCGTTCAAGATGCATTCTTCGCTGGGCTGGCGCCGCAGATCGAGGGTCTGCAGTCGAAGCTGGTGCCGCTGCGAAACATGATGCTGAACGTCGCGGACGGGTTCAACGAGGGCGCGAAGTCGGCGCTCGGGTTCATCAACTCGGCGACCGGCACCCGCGTCGTCGGTGACCTGCTGCGCGAGGCCGGGAACATGGGCGCCAACCTCGGCACCGCGCTCGGTAACCTCGTGCCCGGTATCGCCGCGATCGGCGCCGGCGCGTCGCAAGTCTTCGGGCCGATGACCAACGGCATCGGCGGCGCGGCACGCGAACTGTCGAACATGCTCGTCGCCGCGCAGCAGTCGGGCGCTATGGGCGAGTTTTTCCGCGACGCGATCGACCTGGCGAAACAACTGTGGTTCGTCATCCAGCAGGTCGGCGGCATCATCTCGGCCGTGTTCTCGGCGGCGGCCGCCGCGGGCGACGGCGTGCTCGGCGGCATGGCCGAGAAGCTGCAGCAGATCAACGCCTACCTGTCGGCCGGTGAGGGCCGCGAGGCACTGATCGGATTCTTCCAGTCGATGCAGTCGGCGGTCGCGACGGTCCTGCCGATCGTGATGCAACTCGCGACGATCATCGGAACAACGGTTGCGCCGGCGCTCGCCGGGCTGATCGTTCAGATCGGGCCGTCGATCTCGGGTTTGGTCGACATGCTCGGGCAGGGCATGGCGAACCTCGCGCCGGCGATGCAGCCGCTGGGTGCTGCGATCTCGGCGATCGCGACAGCGATCGGGCCGGTGCTGCCGGTCCTCGGCACGCTGCTCGCGACGTTCGCGCAGCTCGCCGGGCCGATCATCGGGGCGCTCGCGCAGGCACTCGGGCCGGTGCTCGTCACGGTCGGGCAGGCGCTGATCTCGATCCTGCAGGCACTCATGCCGGCCGTGCAGCCGATCTCAGATCTGTTCCTCGCGCTCGGCCCGGTCATCGGGCAGCTCGCGCAGGTCATCGCCGGGTTCCTGATCGGGTCGCTGTCGGTGACGGTGCCGATGTTCTCAATGCTCGCCAACGTGATCTCGGCGGTGCTGCCGGTCGTGGTCGGGCTGCTGCAGATGCTGCAGCCACTCGCCCCGGTCATCGGCGCGATCGCCGGTGCGATCGGGATCCTTGTGCTCGGGTTCAAGGCGTTCGCGATCGCCAAGAAGATCATCGACGGTATCCGCATCGCGTGGGCTGTCCTGCAGATTCTGTTCGCCGCGTCGCCGATCGGCATGATCATTACCGGCATAGTCGCGCTCGTCGCCGCGCTCGCGTTGTTCTTCACCAAGACCGAACTTGGGCGGCAAATATGGCAGTCCGTCATGGGTGCGCTGAAAGCGACGTGGGACGTTGTGTGGCCGGCACTGAAAGCCGGATTCGACGCGATCGGCGCGGCCGCAATGTGGTTGTGGAACAACGCGATTAAACCGGCGTTCGGGTTCATACAGGCAATCTTCGGTGTCCTGTGGGGCGCCGTAAAGGTGTATTTCACGATCTGGTCGACGCTGTTCAAGATCGCCGGCGCCGTCGTAATGTGGTTGTGGACCAACGCAATACAGCCTGCGTTCGGGTTCATCGGCGGGCTGATCGGGTCCGTGTGGAACGGCGTGATACGGCCGATATTCGACATGTTCATGGGCGGGCTGCGCGCGGTCGGCGACGCCGCAATGTGGTTGTGGAACAACGCGATCAAACCCGCATGGGATCTGATACAGGGTGCGATCGAAAAGGTGTGGAATTTCGTCCGACCGATCTTCGGGAAAATCGGCGACGCGTTCCGCACGATGGGCGACATCGCGTCGCGTATCGGTGGGGCAATCAAGGATGCGTTCTCGGGTGTCGTCGACATCATCAAGGCGCCGATACACGCGATCGGCCGTCTGCTCGCCGCGCTGCCCGACTCGATCCTCGGTGTCGACATTCCCGGCGTCGGCGCGATCAAATCGTTCGGGCAGACGATGCAGGGGCTGCGCGATGGCGGCCCGGTGCGCATGCAACTGCAGTCGTTCGCGAACGGTTCGCACGGACCCATCCAGGGGCCGGGCACGACGACGTCCGACTCGATCCTCGCGCGGCTGTCTCGCGGCGAGTACGTGCTGCCGGCACGCTCGGTCAACGCGTCCACGCTGCCGTGGATCGAGGCGCTGCGCGCCGGGTGGGTGCCGCCGGCCGGTCTGCTCGGCGCGCTGCCCGCATTCCGCGAGGGCGGCGCCGTCGGCCGCGAACCGTACGGGCTGCCCGTCGGGTCGTCGGTGTCGTACGGCGACAACGACGGCCTGTTCCCGCAGTGGGTTCGTGACATCGAGAAGCGGTTCGGTGTGCAGGCATCGACCTACGCCGGGCACCAGGAGAAGTCCGGGAAGAACAAGGGCATCGACTGGTCGGGGCCGGTGCCGAACATGCAGCGGCTGGCCGAGTACTTCGCGTCTATCAAGGGTGACCTGGAGCAGGTCATCTGGATGAACCCGAACACCGGGCAGAAGATCGGCGTTGCTGACGGGCAGATGGTCGGGCCGGGCACGTCACAGCCCGGCTACTACTCGGCCGACTGGTCGGGGCACCAGGATCACGTCCACACCCGGCAGTCCTACTCACTCGGTGGGACGCCGTCGACGCAGAAGGGTATCGGCACCCCGGGCAGCACGGCGTCGACCGCGGGTCTCGGTGCAACGTCGACACCGATCGGGTCCGGGCTGGGTGCCTCGTCGTCGAGCGGTTCCTCGTCCGGGTCGTCGGGCGGCGCGCAGTGGGGCAACTCGGGCGGCAGCTCGAAGTTCAACACCGCCGACGAGGCCGACAAGGGCGGCGTGATCCCGGTGTGGGTGGAGAACTGGCCGGCACTCATGGGTGGCGGTGGTGGCGGTTCGGCGCCGTCGACGTCGCTCGGCGGGACGACCGACCCGGCGCTCGGGCTGACTGGCACCCCGGCAAAGCCGGCCGGTGTGGCGACCGAAGACACGATCCCGCTCAAGAAGAACCCGGACGGGACGTACTCGTCGACCGATCCGGCGTGGGATCACCTGATCCAGCGTGAGTCGAGCGGCCGCATGGACCGCAAACAGGAGATCATCGACGCCAACAGCGGCGGCAACGAAGCGTCGGGCGGGTTCCAAATCGCGCTCGGCACGTGGAAGGCGAACGGTGGTTTGAAGTTCGCGCCGACCGCGGGGCAGGCCACCCCCGAGGAGCAGGCGATCGTCGCCGCGCGGATCTTCAACAAGTCGGGCGGGCAGCCGTGGGGCGCGGGTCTCGCCGGCCGCGAGGACGAGGGCAAGCTGCGGGCCGGCATCGTGCGCAAGGGTTCGCCGCTGCCCGGCGCTGCACCCGCACCCGCGCCGGCGCCGACCGAGGCGAACCCGATGCCGGTGTCGGTGACGAACACCCCCGAGGTCACCCCGACGACCGACCCCGCGGGGGCGCCGGCGAACGCGCCGAAGCGGCCGGAAATGGCGGCGATCACCCTCGGCGGCGGGCCGGTGTCGGGGCAGCTCGGCGGCGCAGCCAAATCGGCGATCGCGTACGGCGTCGATACGACGCTGTTCGACAACCCGGGCGCGCTCGGCAAGTTCGACAACTCGAAAGCGAAGACGAGTCTCGGTGCTCGGGCCGGCGACGTGGCGAACTCGGCGATCTCGGGGCAGCTCGGCGCGGCGCTGGGCATCTTCGGTCTCGACGTGCAGCCGCCGGTCGTCGAGGCGATCGGGCAGTACATGACCGATAACCCGCTGACGGGGCCGCCGAAGGATGGCGAACCGGTGACGCAGAAGAACCTCGTCGACCTCGTGTCCGATCTGGCGCGTCAGGCGTGGGAGGCCGGCAGCGTGTCGGTGGTCGTGCAAGGCAACGCCGACGGCGACGATGTGGCGAATAAGGTCGACAACGGGCGTCGTCGCAGGATGCGCCGCTACGTGAAGCCGGGGCCGTCGTGAGAGGACAACACCAGTGACCGCACCATGCCTACCCGAGGGTTCGCCGGTATCGAATATCCGGCTCGTCGGTTGTGACGGCGGGCAGACGTTCCACCTGTACGGTGACCGCGCCGGGGAGGAAGGCGTCGAGCTGGCGTGGGACGGGCTAGAGGAACTGTACGAACCGCCGGTGCGGGTCATCGAGCGCACCCCGATCCGCATGGATGGCGGTGTGCTGCGGGCAGTGAAAACGGCGATCATGGAGCCGGTCGTGACGCTCGTCATCCACGGCAGCCACGTCAACCCGTTCGGTGTGGTCGACGGCGCGATACGTGAAGCACTGTCGTTCGAGCTGGACCCGTACTACGAGAACTCGACACTCGCCCGCATCGAGTGGGAAACGACCGAGTCGACACGGTTCATCGAGGTGGTGCTCACGGCCGGCACGAAGTACGACGCTGAGCACGTGCCGAGCGACCATCCGCGTAAACGCTGGTGGACGTGGGAACTGCACCTGAAAGCGTATATGCCGTTCTGGCAGGAAGACGACGTGACGATCCCGGTGCAGTTCGACGAGGACGGCACGCAGACGGCGATCATCTCGAACCCGTCGGGTGTCGACATGGAGCACAAGTACGTCGGCACCGCAGCGACGTGGACCATCCCGGACAACACATGGTCGGGGCCGCCGTGGAAGCGTGAGCCGGGCGGCATGTTCCCGAACCGTAAACTGACCTACCCCGACATCGACCCGGTCGAGAACGTCGGGATCACCGTCGACTACTCGCCCGGCGAGATCCCGGTGCGTGACGCGTTCGATCACAACATGGTCGCGCAGATGCCGTCACCGGGCGACTACCCGAAGAACCCGATACCGCGGTTCTGCCAACCCGTCGAGATCGAGGTGTCGGCGACGAATGTGCCACCCGAAGGCGCGGTACTCATGATCCACCAGGTGCGCAGGTTCCGCCGCGCGTGGGGGCGGGTCTAGGGGATGGGCGCGTTCGCGACGAAAGAAGCCAAGGCGTACGTGCAGGCGCGAGCGGCGCGCGCGGCGGCGGTCGCAGGGCTGGACTCGGCCGACCTGCTCGAACGCTGTAACGCGATCTGGGAGGCCACAAAGTCGGCTCAGCGGGATGAGGCGCGTATCCGCCGCGAGGTGCCGATCATGCGGCTGTGGGATGCCGAGTGGATGCTGCAGCACGTCGTCGGCAACCCGATTGAGTACGAGTTCGAGTGGATCGACAACGACGCCGGCGCTGGCATGGTTGCCGTGCTCGCCGAGGATCCGCTCGGGCAGTGGGCGCTCGATTTCGAGGGCCGCGACCTACGCGCCGAGGGCGTGAACGTCCACATCACCGCCGACTATGTCGGGGCGCGGTGGGGTGGCCGCATGGAAGACGTGACGAGTGAGCTGACGTCGACCGGCGACGAGATCGTGACGATCACGTTCATGCACGACATCGAGAACTTGAAGTGGATCGAGTGTTTCCCGTCGCCGTTCCTGCCGGCGATTACACAGTTCAAGGCGTGGATGCTGCTAGGTCCGGTCAACTGGTGCGCGCTGACCACCCTGCACGTGAACCTCATGCGGGACGAGACGCCGCTGACGCTGCCCGACGATCCGCTCGACCCGTCGGAATACCTCGAAGGGTTCGACGTCGATAACTGGCAGATCGCGGTCAACCCGATCACGTTCCTCGAAGCGATGAACTCGGGCGTCGTGTGGAGCATGCCCATCATCCGCATGAAGTACTGGTACGACGCGTTCATCGCGATGATCGAGGACGCCGAGCTGTCGATACAGGCCGACCGGTGGCTCGAAGGTGACGACCTGCCGTACCCCGGGGCGGATCCGCGCAACGGGCAACTGATCATTTCGCTCGCCGACAAGTCGGGCCGATTCAACTCGGGCACCAGCCACGGCGGCAACCTGTTCGGCGGGCTGGTCAACACGATCGACCAGTTCACCGAGGATTTTCTCGACACGACCCGATCGGTTATCACCGGGCAGCCGATGCCGAACGAGTACATGCGCATCGGGTACAAGTCGACGAACAAGGCGCTGCCGTATGTGGTGCTGCGCCCGGGCGTCACACCCGGTGTGATCAGCGCAAAGTTCACCCGCACCCCTGAGAAAACGGCGAAGATCATCACCGGCGGCAAGTCGGCACCGGGCGTCAACGAGGGCATAGGGGCGCTGATCCAGGCGATCGGCGACATCGTCGGCGATAACATTTCGTTCGCCGGATACGGCGTCGGGTCCATCGGCGGCGCAATTGACACATTGCTTCGGCCGATATATGAACACACGATATTAGCGTGGACCGACACTAAGTCGTTCCCGCGAGCACAGAAACTCGGCTGGTCACGGTACGTCGAATTCTTCCAAGAAGGCGCCGACCAGGCGTACACGCTCAACTCGCTGATGGTGATCCGCACCGGTCTGTGGGCTACCCGCCGGTGGTCGTCGCACGAGGTGAAGATCGTCGACTCGTGTCCGTGGATGCTCGGCGACAACGGTGTCGGCCACATGTGGGTCGGTGACCGCATCGCCTCGACGAGGCCGCGCGACCAGTCGGGCATCGTGTTCGTCGAGCGGATCAAGAAGGTTGTGCTCGGCGCGTCGGAGGAAGAGTTTCACCCCGAGTGGACTATTACGATCGGCTCGGACGCGAAGAACCGCGACCCGTTCGAGGAAGGTCTTGAACGTATCCGCAGTCTGACCAGTGGGCTGCACGACGTAGGGATCATCTGATGGGCCGCAAGCCGTCACGTAAACGTCAGGACCGGGGGCCGCGCCGCCCGAAGATCACGGCACCGGAGTTCCCGACATTCGACAACTGTGACCCCAACGACCCCGACAACTTCGCTGTGCCGGCGCTCGTCGGGCTGCCCGGTATGACCGGCGCGCCGCTGCCCATGATGGTCAAGATGCTGCGCAAAGTGTCGCGCCGACTGTGGGACTGCGGGTTCCGGTATCACCCCGAGCTGCGGACCATCCGGTACAAGAAACCGCTCGTCGGTGAACCGAACTGGCTGCAAAACCCGGGGACGTGGGTGCCGATCGACGAGCCGGACGACGTCGAGCGTAAGGCGAAGACGCTCACCCCGGAGCAGAAGGCGGCGATTCGTAAACGGTTCCACCTCGACGACGAGGACCGGCCCGACCCGGTCATCCCGCACGAGGATGGCAAGGTGCCGTATCTGACCGCTGACGGCCGAACGATCCTCGTCACACCGGCGCAGGCGGCCCGGTATGCGGCGGCGAAGCGGGACGCGAAACGTGCACGCAGACAGGACGAACGCCGATGACAGCACCGAACCTAGGGCCGGGTTCCCTCAACGATTACGACGACGTCGCGAACGCTGTCGGTATCGCTGCGTCGCAGAGCCGCACCGCGCAGTCGTGGATCGACGAGCAGGTCGGCCGGGTGGCCGGCGAGGTGAACGGCGTCGTCGGATGGATCGTCGACGGACTCGAAACGGTCATCGAGAACATCGTCGACTTTATGACGACCGGCGAGACGCGAAACCTGCAGTCGGCGGCCGCGTTCATCCACGACAAGATCAGCGACTTTGTGTTCGACGTCATCGAGAACCTGCGTGATCTGTGGTTGGCGCTCACGTCGAATTACACCGGCGACGACGAGTGGCTGCTGAACATTCAGTCGTGGCGTGACAGCCTGTTCGGGTGGGTCGACGACGTCGCGGAGTTCATACAGAACCTGCTCGACGCGATCCTGCGTGGCATCCGCGGTATCCCCGTCGTCGGTGGAACTATCGCCGACATTATCGGCGGCGTCGGTAAGGTCGCGTCGACGGCGACCGAGGCGCAGCAGGTGTCGTCGTCGGCGATCTCGGTCGGGCAGACAACGATCATGAACATTGCGACGAACCGGCCGCTGTGGGAGTCGCCGGACCCGACCGCCGATACGTCGTTGAACTGGGGCGACACAGCGGTATCGACGGGTGCGGCGCGGTCGGTGCAGACGACGACGTCGACGATCGCGCGTATCACGAAGATCAGGTGCCGCGAAGACCAGGTGAAGAACACCATCTCGTTTTGCGCGTTCGCCGCGTCGACGCCGCAACTGTTCGTCGACCTGTTCAAGCTCGACCGAGACACCGGCATCTGGTCGCTGCTGTACTCGTCGCCGAACATCGGCAGCATGGTCGGCGTGACGATGCAACACATCACCTACGAGTTCTCCCCGACCGGACTGCCGGTGTCGTCGGGTGACGTGTATGCGGTGCAGTTCCGCAGCAGCGGCGCGACGGTGACGTTCCTGTCGAAGACGTTGGAGCTGGCGCCGATACCGGGCATCATCCCGGGCGCGATCGGCGGGTCGCGCAACCCGACGTCGGACCCGGCGCCGGCGACGATCTCAACGGGGCTGATGGAAAGCTACAACGACGGCAACACCCTGTACGCCGGTCTCGGCTCGAACTTCGGGCAGCTCGCGATCCCCCGCTCGTACTATGTGTCGTTCGACAACTACTCATGGCAGAACTGGGTACGCAACGACGTCGGCGGGCAGCTCGCGATCGAGGACGGGTACGTCGTCAGGACGGGCACCGCTGACGGGCACCAGGCCGCCGTCTACGGGTCGCAGACACTCACCGACAAACAGGCTGTGCAGTTCACGGTGCGGGAGTCGAAGGTGCAGCCGACGCTGCTGTACATGTCGTCGGGGCCGTCGCCGGGGCCGGCGAATAACGTCGCGTTCCTCGGCGTCACCAGCACCGGCATCGCACTCGGCTACGGCACCACGATGCAGGAGACCATCGAACCGGGCAGCAGCGATTGGCGCACCGGCGCCGGCACATACCGCAGCGAGTACAACCCCGCCGACAACACGTTCCGGGTGTACAAGTGGGACGGCGACGAGTTCATCGAGATCCTGTCGTGGGTCGATTCGTCGAACCGCATCCTGCACGGCTCGGGCCGTCGCTATGCCGGCGCCGCGATCTACCGGGCGCTGTTCCTGCCCGGGTCGTCGTTCGACAATTTCGTACTAGAGGACTGGTGACCGACCATGCAGACTCACGCCAAGCACCCCGCCGACGTCCGCGATCTGACGTTCGGGTTCACCAAGTTCCTCGGCCGCACCGGCGACTCGATCGCGTCGGCGTCGTTCACCGCCGATCCGGGTCTGACGCTCGGGTCGAACACGCACACGATGGGCGTTGCGACGGTGCGCGTGTCCGGCGGCGCGGTGGACACGGACTACCGGGTGACGTGCTCGGTGACGACGTCGTCGGGGCAGATCGTGAACCGGTCTGTGATCGTGCAGGTGCGCGACCTGTGATCGTCGGGCGGCTGTACATCGAGGTGCCGGCGGATGACTTCGCCGACACCGATGTGCGGGTCGCCGACATGGTCGTCGACGTCGCGGCCGACGACTTCGCCGACTCCGATGTGCGGGTGTCGTCGATGACGGTCGACGTGCCCGGCGACGCGTTTGGCCCGTCGATCGCCGAGCAACTGTATCCGTCGCTCACGTTGTTCCCCGCCGACGATCTGTACCCGACCGGACCACCCGACTAGGAGACCTGCCGTGGCATACGCACCGCAGACGTGGCTGAACAAGCCGGCGACATCGACGCCGATCTCGGCTGCCCGTCTGAATTACATGGAGTCGGGTATCTCGGGGGCGCACACGATCGCCGAGGGTGCGGTGGCGGCGCTCGCCGGGAAGGCCGACCTCGACGGGAACGGTCGGCTGCGCGCCGACCAGGTGCCCGACATCGCGATCGTCGACTACCTCGGGTCGGTCGGGTCGCAGGCGGCGATGCTCGCGCTGGTCGGGCAGAAAGGTGATTGGGCGATCCGGTCAGACCTCGGCACGGTGTGGATCATCACCGGTTCGACGCCGACGAACCTGTCGTCGTGGACACAGACGGCGTATCCGGCGTCGCCGGTCGCGTCGGTCGCCGGGAAGGTCGGCGCCGTCGAGCTGGTGAAGGGCGACGTCGGACTCGGCGCCGTGGACAACACCGCGGATACGGCGAAGTCGGTGGCGTCAGCGGCGAAATGGACGACGACCCGCACGATCCGAACGAACCTCGGGTCGACGGCGACGTCGAACATCGACGGCACCGCGAACATCACGCCGGGCGTGACCGGGACGCTGCCGGTCGGTAACGGCGGCACCGGCGCGACGACCGCGGCGGCCGCGCAGACAGCGCTCGGTCTCGACCCGTTGTTCGCTGCGAAGGCCAACGCGTCGGATGTGTCGACGGCGCTCGCCGCGAAGGCGAACACGGTCGACGTCGATACCGCGCTCGCCGGGAAAGTCGCGCTTTCGACGACCCCGAACCGTTTGTACGGCACCGGCAGCGACGGCTCGCCGAACATGTGGTCGGTGTCGAGCAGTGCAACGAGTGCCACGGTCGCGCTGCGTGGGACGGGCGGCGTGCTCAACGTCGGCGCGGCGACGGCGCCCGGGCACGCACCGACCAAACAGCAGCTCGACGATGCCGTCGCGGCCGCGCAACTCGCGATCGTCAACGCGCAGACCGCCGGGTACACGCTCGCGCTCACCGACGCCGGCAAGGCGGTCGAAGTCGCGTCGGCGTCGGCGGTCACGGTGACGGTGCCGCCCGACAGTGCGGTCGCGTTCCCGGTCGGCACGATCATCGAGCTGGCGCAGACCGGTGCAGGGCAGTTGTCGGTCGCGGCCGGGTCGGGCGTCACGCTGCGCACCGCGGCGTCACTCGCAGCCCGGGTGCAGTGGTCGACGATCACGCTGCGCAAGCGGGCGGCGAACGACTGGATCGTGGCGGGTGACCTGTTGTGATCCCGGGCGTACGGTTCCGGGCGTCGCGGCGACGTCAGGTCGGCGGCATCGGGTTCGACCAGTCGATCGTCGTCGAAGGATCGGCGACTACGAGCGTCAATATCACCGTGCCGGCCGCCGCGACGGTCATCGTGTTCGTCGCCGGCAACGTCACGAACGCGGCCCGCGTCGACGGCGCCGCGATGACGCTCATCGGCAAGACATCCAACGCCGCCATGTACGCCGCTGTCGGACTCGCGGCCGGCGCTCGTAACGTCCAGGTCGACCGCAGCGGATCGAGTGCGCACATCGTGAACGTCGTGTCATACACGAATGTGTCGTCGGTCGTGGGCGGCGCGACGGGCAGCGGATCGGGCACCACGCAGTCGGGCAGCCCGACCGGCGCCGGGCACCTCGCCGTCGTCGGGTTCGACATCAGTTTGTCGTCGAGCGACGTCGGGTCGGTGACGTCGAACGGCAACCTACGTCAGGTCTACCGGCGAACCTCGGGCAACTCACTCGCGCTCGCCGACCGCACAGAGACGCCTGTGACGATCACGAACCCGACCGGCGGCAGCTACACGACCGTCGCGGCGTGGCTGGTGGCGGCGTAGCGGGATACGCGTCGCCGAGAGGGCAGCGGGTTACCCTGTAGGCGACAGAGTCGCGGGCTAGGTGCCGGGCGCCGCCAACCAGACGAGGGCACCCCCACGATGGCACCACGGTTCATGCCGCTGCAGGCCGGCACACACGTCACCAGCCCGTTCGGGCCGCGTGACGGTGGCTTTCATGGTGGCACCGACTTCGGCAAGACCGGCGGATCGGCCGGCCTGCCCGTCTACGCATGCCAATCCGGGACCGTCATCCACGCCGGCGCGGCGCAAGGCTACGGCGGCCCGGACCCCGCCGGGTGGCTGGTCATCGACTCCGACGACGAGCAGGGCGCCGGGTGCGTCGAGTACGGGCACATCATCCGCGAGGTCGCCCGCGGCGCGACCGTGCGCGCGGGGCAGCGTATCGGCCGGATCAACCCGAACCGGGACACGAACGGCGGCGTCGCACCGCACCTGCACCTGACGGTGTGGGCGCGCGAGTACGGCGGCACCCGCATCGACCCGGTGTCGTGGCTGCGCGGTAGCCCACACCCCGGCACCCCGACCACACCACCCGCACCCGCACCCGCACCCGCACCCGCACCCGCACCGATCACACCGGAGGTACCGAACATGCCCGTCGGATACGGCGTCACCCGAACCATCCTCGCCGGCACGGACGGCCCGCGTCGAGCGGACGACTACATCGGACTACACACGCAAGAAGGCGGCCGCGGCGACGCGATCGACCTCGCCGAGTTCTGTAAACGCGCCGGCGTCTCGTACAACGACGCCGTCGACGACGTCCACACGGTGCGCATGGTGGCGCCACGTAATGCGCCGTGGGCGGCTGTGCAGGCCAACGCGCGCGGCTATCACATCGTGTTCGCCGGTAGCTATGTGTCGTGGTCGCGCGGCCGCTGGCTGTCGCGCGACGCATCCGACGGACTCGACGAAGACGCGATGCTCACCCGTGGCGCCCGCTGTGCGGCCGCAGCATCGCAAGAGCTTGGCATCCCCGCAGTGTGGGTCGGCAACAACGGTGCGACCGGCTGGCCGCAGGCGCGCGGTATCTGCGGACACAAAGACTTCGGGGCGCGCGGCGGCGGCCACACCGACCCCTACCCGAACTTCCCGGTCGACGAGTTCATGCGCAGGGTGCACGCGTTCCTGTCGCCGCCGTCGCCGAACCTGATCGACGCCGAGGCGAAGGTCGCGGCCCGCTGGATCGGGAAGCGCATCACCGGCGCCAACACCCCGACCCGCACCGACGACGAGACACCGCTGTTCCGCGACGGCAAGAAGGTCGGCGCGTTCGCACGGTTCGACAACGGGCACGTCTACTGGCGCAACGGGGCATCGGCGGCCTACGCGATCCCCGGCGGTGGCCTGTTCGAGGCGTACGCGAAACGCGACTGGGAACGCGGGCTGGGATTCCCAGTGCTGCGCCACGAGGTCGTCACGACGCCGGCAGGCAAGACGGCTGGTGTGCAGTCGTTTGAACGGGGCGTGTTGTTCACACCTGTGGGCGGTCCTGTGGATGGATTCGTCGTACACGGCGAGATCGGCAAGCGGTACGCCGCGATGGACTGGGAGCAGGGGCCGCTCGGTCTGCCCACATCCGACGAGATCCGCGTCGATGGTTCCGACCTGATCGAGCAGCGGTTCGAGTTCGGGAAACTGACCTATGTGCCGACGGGCGTGCTCGTCGAACTGGTCACCAACTAGAGAGAGGCACCACCATGACGCACCGAGATCCCCTCACCGGCGTTGTCGCCGAATCACCGGCGGCCGGCAGCCCGTTCACGTTCGGCGGGTTCGTCGTCGACGTCGCCGAGAAGTCGGGCAAGACGTTCGCGCAGACGCTGCTGCTGTTCCTGACGCTCGGCGTCAGCATCACCGAGGTGCCGTGGACGACCGCACTGCAGGGCGCCGCGATCGCGACCGTATCGACGGCAGGTCTCGCGGTCGTGCAGTCGGCGTGGGCGTCACCGAACCAGTACGTCGAGTCGTTCGCCCGCGCCGGCCGCACATTCATCGCGACCGGCGTCGGCGCGCTGCCCGTCGTGTCTGCCGACCATGCCGTCGTGTTCGCCGACGTGAACTGGGCGCAACTCGCCGGCGTCGCTGGCACCGCAGCCGCTGTCAGCCTCGCAACGTCGGTCGCGTCGTGGAAGGTTGGCGCCGACAAGGCATCACCGAGCCTAGTCCGGTGACCACGACCGAGCACGCCTCGCTGCAATCGGCGGCGGGGCTGGTGCGGCTGCGCATACAGCTCGTCTATCCCGAAGTGGTGCTGCTGCAGGCCGGAATGTTCCTCACGATGATCTGGCGCGGACTCGACTACGCGATCCCACCGAACGACGAACCGACGTCGCTGTCGGCGATCGAGCAGGCCGCACCGTTCAACGTGTGGGGCGGGCTGTTCCTGCTCGGTGGCACCGCCGGGCTGATCGGGTTGCGGTTCGTGCGGTGGCCGCTGACCGTGTTCGCGCACGGACTCGCCGTCGCGCTGTACTTCGCGTTCGCGCTCGGGTCGCTGGTCTCGATCATCGTGCGGGCAGGGCACCCGCCGACTCTGCTCGGGTTCGCGTGGATCGGCGCGATCATGGGCGCCGCAGCGATCACCGTCGCTGTGGTGTCGTGGGCATGGCCGCAGTACCGGGCCGCGGCATGGGTTGGTGTCGCGATCGCCGGTGTCGCATCGGTGGTCGTCATCGCCTCGTCGTCGGACGTGTACGGGTGGCGCACCGCGACCGGGTGGCTGTTCGTGCTGTGTGTCGGACATGCTGTCATGGCGAGTGCGTCGTCGGACGCATGGAAGGACTACACCGGCCGGGGGGCCGCAGAGATTCGTCGGCGGGGGCCGCAGAAAGAAGCGATCAGCAGTGGACCCCAATAGCCTGCCGGACAACACCCCGGGCTGGATCGTGCTGGCCGCGTTCGTGCTCGTCGGGTTGAAGTACCTCGGGCAGTTCCTCGCCGAGGCGTCGGAAACGTGGGCGAAGATACTCGGCCCGCTCGGCCGCCGGTGGCGGGCGCGCGGCGCGCGCCGGCAGATCGAACGCGCCGAGACCGCCGGCGGGCAACTCGCATCCCTCGAATCCGACATGAAGTTCTACCGCGCGCGGGCACACCGATTCGAGCGTCGGCACGGCCGGTTCCTCGAATGGTACGAGCAGGTCGACCAGCCGTTCCACGACGATCTACACATCACCGCCGCAGAGTCGCGGCTACGGCTACCGGAGTGGCAACGGCTGTCGGACTGGATGCGGGAGCACCCCGAGCAGATCGACCAGCCAACCAACGACGACAGGGTGGGTAGCAATGACTGAGCCGATCTACGTGTTCACGTTCCGCGGTATCGGCGAACCGTTCGCAGGGCCGACGATGCTCGATCTGCTGCCGCTACCCGAGGGTGCGCACCGTATCGAGGTTCCGTGGTCGGCGTCGTACGGGCCGGTACCGAACCCGTTCGGCATGTCGTTTCACGACAGCCTGGCCGCCGGCATGGCGATCGGCGAACGCATGATCCGCGACGTGCTCGTCGAGCACCCGTTCGCGCGGGTCGTGCTCGTCGGCTACTCGGGCGGCGCCGTGCTCGCTGGCGATCTCGCCGCGAAACTTGGCGGGTCGCTGATCGACGCGTGCGTTCTCGTCGCCGACGCGAAGGCGCCCGGCACGTCGAGTGTGTTCGGGATCGTGCGGCGCCGCGAAACCGGGCTGGCGACGTACTGGCTGTCGAACCCGAACGACTGTATCTGCGCGTGCCCGAAGTACAACCCGCTGCGCATCATCGCCCGCACGACACCGTTCATCGCGCTCGACCGGCGCGCGTGGGGCGCGCAGGGCGCCGACGTGTGGCGGCAGTTGTCGGACCCGAAGACGCGCCGCGACATGGCCGCCGAGATCGGGCCGCCGTGGTCGCCGGTGACGTGGGCGCGGTGGGAACGGGCACTGCAACTGGCCGACGGGTATCTGTCGCAGCGTGAGCACGTGCAGTGGTACCGGCGGGCGGGCCGCATGGACGCCGCCGGGGCGTGGCTGACACGCACCCTCGCGACACCCTGAGTTTGCACACGCGGGCACGTTCTAGGCACACGAGGGCGCACTCGTGTTACGGTGGTCGGGCACTGTAACCGCACACACAGAAGGGGCCGCACCCCATGACTGACGCACCGCTCACCAACCGACCCGCACACGCTGTCGCTGACGACGAGTTCGACAGCGACCTACTACCGACCGACTTCGTGACGCCGCTACTCGACGTCCACGATATGGACCGGCTCGCCCGCACACCCGGCGCACTCGCCGCGCTCGGCGTCCTGATCGACACGCTGCGCGGCGAGGCGAACGTGAACATTTCTGCCGGCACTATCGCCGTGACCGGCAACCGCACACCGATCGAGCTGCAGCAGCGACTCGTGCAGCGGCAACGCATGTACGACGAGGGCCGCGACATCTACCAGAAGTACCTCGACCACGCCGCCGCCGGCGATGACGAGCAGGCCGCCACCATCGCGACCGTCAGCAAGTACCGGTGGAACTACTACCTGCACCGCGAAGGCATCACCGAGGTCGGCGGCGTCGACGTGCCGGAGTTCCTGGCATGACCATCGTCGATCTCAGTAATCCGTGGCACGACACGACCGTCAGACTGCAGGCGTTCGACCTCGACACCTACAGCGGCCGCATCGGGTGGCTGCAGCAACGCCGCGGCGGCATCGGCTCGTCGGAGTGTTCGTCGGTGCTCGGGCTGAATCCGTGGCCGGACGCGACCGCATGGCACGTGTGGATGGACAAGGTCGGACTACTGCCGCTCGACGACGGACGCGACTCGGAGCAGATGGAGATCGGCCGCGAGGTCGAGGCGGCGATCGTGCGCATGGTGTCGCGTCGGCTCGGCGTCGACCACTTCGGGATACCGGCACTCGCCCGACTCGACCGGTCGTGGCAGCGCAGCAACATCGACCGCGTGTTCGTCACCGACGACGGCCCGATCCCGTTCGAGGCGAAGAACACGAGCGAGTATCTACTGCACGAGTGGATCGACCAGGTACCCGACCACGCCGAGCTGCAGATTCTGCACACCCTCGCAGTCACCGACGCGCCGTACGGGTACGTCGGCGGCATGGTCGGCGGCCGCCGCGTCGTGCACCAGCGCATCGACCGGAATGAGTCGCTGCTGCGGCACATCACCGAAACTGAGTCGGCGCTGTGGGCGAAGGTGCTCGGCTACCGCAAAGCGATCGCCGCCGGCGCGGATCCCGACGAGGCGCGTGAAGAGTTCGAGCCGACCGTCACCGAACGTGACACCGTCGACAGCATCGTCGGTGCGGCACCGCGGCGCGACGTCGACGAGATTGTGCTCACCGACGAACAGGCCGAACGGGCACGCGCACTCGTCGAGCTGTACCGCGATGCGCAGGCCGACGAGAAGGCGGCGATCTCAAACAAAGCCGACGCACGTAACAAGCTGGTGCAGCTCGCCAACGGCCACACCAGGATGCTCGCCGAGGCCGGCACCGGCGACGACGGCAAACCAATCCACGAAGTCATCGCGACCGTGCAGCGAGGCAACTTCGCGAAGGCACGGTTCATCGAGGCGCACCAGGACATCGCCGACGTCACTATGAAAAAGATCGAAGTGCTCGACGTCGACGCGTTGAAGAACGAGCACCCGGACCTGTACCGACAGTTTCAATCCCGCCATATCCGCACACCGAAACGCAAGGAGAACTAGCCATGCCCGCACAGACACCCCGAGACGACCGCTACGTCGGGCACCTGCACGCGCAGCAACTCGCCCGCGTCGAAGCGCTGCACGTCTCACGCAGCGTGCTGCAGTCGACCGGGTTCATGTCCTCGAACGCCGGCTCCGCACCCGACGGGCTGATCGACGTCGCCGAGTACATCATCGCCGGCGTCACCGAAACCATCCGCGACATGATCGCCGTAGACGCCGCGCCGGACGTCGACGAGCCGGACGTCGACGTCATCACCGACGAGCCGCCGTTCACATGACCGACACCGACCACTACGCCGAAGCCGTGCGGCTACTCGCCGAGGCCGGCCGAACGCCGGCGGCGACTGTCAAACCGGTCGATGCGGCGTCGTTCTGGTCGAGAGTCGACCGCAGCGGCGACTGCTGGCTATGGCTCGGCTACGTCCGATCTGACGGGTACGGGCAGTGTTACACCCGCGACGGCAACCGTCTTGCGCACCGTGTCGCGTACGTGCTCGACGGCCGTGACCTCGACCCCGACCTGACGCTCGACCATCTCTGTCGACGCCGATCGTGCGTCAACCCGCAACACCTTGAACAGGTGACGGCAGAAGTGAACACGGCGCGGGGCGAGGCCGGCCTCGCGCGAGCGTCGCAGCAGCACGCAAAAACGAAGTGCCCCGCTGGGCACGACTACGCGGGCGACAACCTGATCGTCGTCCCGCGGCCAAACCGAGCAGGTCCAGAGAGACGCTGCCGGAAATGCACCCGCGCGACCGAACGCCGGTCACGCGAGCGAAAGACAGGAGTGTGATCGTGGGCAAGAATCTGGCCGAGCGGGCAACCGCCGAAGTGCAGCAGGGCGACGAGCAGAAACCGCCGACCCTGTTCAAGCAGATCGACAATATGCAGGTCGAGTTTCAGCGTGCGATGCCGCAGGGCGCCGAGGCGCGGCAGCTCGTGCGTGACGCGCAGACCGCGCTACGTCAGGTGAAAGATCTCGGCAGGTGCGAACCGTCGACTGTGCTCGGCGGACTGATGACGTGCGCGCAGCTCGGGCTGCGTCCCGGCGTCCTCGGGCAGGCGTACCTGCTGCCGTTCTGGGACTCGAAAGATCGCGTGCACAAGGCGCAACTGATCATCGGGTACAAGGGTCTCCTGTCGCTCGTGTACCGGTCGGGCATGGTAGAGACCGTCGCCGCCCGCATCATCTACGAAAACGACGAGTGGCTGCTCGAATACGGACTCGGCGAGGACCGGCTGATCCACCGGCCGCCGGCAGGGTTCGCTGACCGCGGCAAGCCGGTCGCGTACTACGCGATCGCCCGCATGAAGGGCGGCGGCTACGCGATCACCGACCCGATGGGCGTAGAGGCGATGGAGGCGCACGCAAAGAAACACTCGAAGGCGTCGAGGTTCGGGCCGTGGAAAGACCACTTCGACCAGATGGCACTGAAAACGATGCTGCGGAAACTGTGCGCGACGCTGCCGCAGTCGACCACGATCGAGCAGGCGATCATGCACGATGGTGCGGTACGCGCTGACGCGTCGACAGCAGCCGTCGACCACACCCCCGAGTACGTCGACAGTGAGATCGTCGACGACGACGAGCCTGCAGACCAGCCGGGCGAAGCGGCACCGCACGAGCAGCCCGGACGCGCGATCACTCCGCAGGAACAGATCGCGAACGGGCTGCAGTCCGAAGGGATCACCGACCCCGACAACGTCGCGAAGTGGCTGCAGAACATACTCGGCGACCCCAACGCACCCGAGACGCCGGCCGAACTCACCGACGACGAAGCACACCAGATCCTCGACGCCATCCGGGCGTCGAAGTAGTGAGAGGGACCAGAACCCATGACCGAACGCGGTAAGAAAGTCACCAACGCCAACGGCACCGAACCCGGCACCGACGGGTCACTCGTGAAATACATGTTCTCGGGCAGCCCGCAGGACATGTTCGAGTTTGCGCCGCAGGCCGGCGAGGTGCGAGTGATGACCGTCGTCGCCGAATGCACCCGCGACACCAGCCGCCGACTCACACACGACGGCAAACAGATGGTCGCGCCGTGGGCGATCCGCGAGGTCACCCTCGGCCGCCCGACCACCTTGCGCGACGACGACGCGGATCCGAATCAGACCGCGATCGACGACCCCGACCAGACCGGCGACACCCCACCGGACGACGACACCGCAGCCGCCGCCGAAACGGCCGCGATCGCCGCCGTCCCAGACCCGTTCACCGTGGCGAAGGATGACGGCACCCCCGACGAGTGACCGGCGCTGGCGGCTGCGGTACGAGATACCCGGCACCGCAGCCGCCGGCACCCCGGTCACACCACTCGGCACCAGCCTCACCGACCCCGACGAACACGTCGTCACCCTGCTCGGCCGCGTCTACACGCTGCCCGCGTACTGGCTCGACGTCGACCCGACTGACAGTTGGACACCATGACAGAACCTGCCGCCACACACGCCGACCAAGGCGCACTGAACATCGACGACACCGCCGTATACCTCGGCCGCATCTCACGCCGACAGGTGTACCGACTCATCGAGGCCGGACACCTCGACCGCATCCACATCGGCCGCCGCGCCGTCGTCACCCGCGCATCCTGCGACCGGTACCTCGCCTCGCTCGTCGACACACACAAGGCCGCACAGTGACGTGGTTCAAGGTCGACGATTCGTTCTACGACCACCCCAAGATCGCCAACCTCGGCATGGCTGCGCGGGGGCTGTGGGTGACCGCCGGAAGCTACTGCAGCCGGCATCTCACAGACGGACATGTCACCAAAAAACAGGTTCGGGCGTTCGGTGGGACACAGGTGCAGGTGCGCGATTTGATCGCGAATCGTGTGTGGATCGTGTGCGAATCGCACAACGATTGCTATGTGTTTCACGACTGGATCGACATGCAACCCACACGCGAATCGGAACTGGATCGGCGCGCAAAGCAAGCCGAACGCAAACAGCGATCGCGCGGCCGGAAACCTGCAGACCAGCAGAAACAAGAAAATGTCACGCGTGACGACGGTGTGACTGTCACGCGTGACGACCACGTACCCCTCGCGCGCGTGGCCGCGCGCGGGCGTAGACCCGACCCGACCCGACCCGTAACTACTAGTTCTCTCTCTGTCTCACCTGAGCAGACGCGCGCGACCGAAAACGAGAGCGAACCCGGCACCGAAGTCGTCGCCGTCGGCGGCACCCTCGTCGTTCTCGACGACGCACGACCCGACCCACGACGACGCATCGAGATCCCCGACGACTGGCAACCCAACGACATGCACCGCGCCCGATTCCCCAACGTCGACCACACCGAGCAAGCCGACGCATTCCGCGACCACGCGAACTCAGTCGGCCGCATGTGCGCCGGCCGCGCCGGATGGGACTCCGCGTTCATGAGCTGGCTACGCAAAGCACCAACCGCCCGACGCTCAACCACCGACGACCGCATACGCGACGCACTCCGCGTCGGCGAGAAATACCGCGAACCCGACGACGACCAACCCGACCAACCCGCGATCGACTACCGGAGATACCTGCAATGAACCGCAAAGAGACCGCGCAGCTACTCGCCAAAATCGCCGCATTCGACCAACGCACCGTCGGCGACGGCGACGTCCTCGCCTGGCACGAAGCGCTCTCAGACCTGCCCTACGACCTCGCAGCCCAAGCCGTCAGCCACTGGCACGGCCACACCGAAACCAGCCGCCGCATGATGCCCGCCAACGTCCGACGCGTCGCCGACGACATGCGCCGAGGCTTGGTCGAACGCGAACACTCCGCACGCGTCACCGGACACGAAACCGACGCAGCCCTACTCGCCCAAGCACGACGCGCCGCCGTCATGGTCTGCGGATTCTGCGACGACGAAGGCTGGATCAACGGCCGACAACTCGGCGACGACGGCCAAACCCGAGAAACCGTCATCCGCTGCCAACACACCGACCACACCCTCCCCACCGGATTCATCCCCGACCGAGAGTGAGCACACAACCACACATAGCGTGTCCCGCCCTCTGGTGAGCACACAGACGGACGAAACCAGCAACCGGCGACCACTCAGCCGAAACGCAGAATCATCCGGCACAGAGAAGCTCACAGCCGAAATGGACAGCCACCCCGCCAACCCGTAAACCCGACACCATGACCCAACCCAAACCACCACCCCACACCTGCCGATGCGGTACACGATGGGCCGGCCGCAACACCTGCCACTGCAGCGGCTGCCACCGCACATTCACCGCACTCACACCATTCGACCGCCACCGCCGAGGCGACGAATGCCTCAACCCCGCAACCCTCGGACTCGTCGAACACCAACGCGCCGGATACACCGCATGGGGCGCACCCGGCGGCGACCACTACGACAACACCGACGACTAACCCGCACACCTCACCAGAGAGGCACCCCCATGACCGACCAGACCAACCCCCGCACACCCCGCGACATCGCCCAACTACTCACCGCCACCATCCGCGAAAGCGCACGAGGCAGCGACCTAGCAGCAGTCGGCAGCGCAGCCACCGCAGCCGCGATCCTCGACCTCGCCGACGCCATCCGCGAAAGCAACCAACCCACCATCACCAACGTCACCGCCGACGACTGCCCCGCACCCGACTGCCTGCTCGTCGCCGGCCACGACGGAGACCACGACACGACCGACCTGCCGTCGGCACCGCGGGCCGGATGGCACACCCCGACAGCGCACCGCTACGACCTGATTCACGCCAGCGAGGGCGGCGACCCGGGCGCACTCGCCGACGTCCCGGACGGGTCACACGAGCACGGCCGCGCACCGGCACCACCGGTCATGCTGCCGCCGGTCGACGGGCCGGGCATCCTCGCCGAGGTGTGCGGTGTGGCCGGCCCGAACGGCGCCTGCCGCCGCGAACCGGGGCACGGTGGACTGCACCACGACGAGTACGGCGGCGCGTACGCGACCGGCCCGGACGTCGTTGACCCCGACGGCCCGCAGGCCGGGCAGTGGCTGGTCGTGCGGACCGGCCCGAACCCGGCAGCGTTCGGCGCGTTCCGCACCGCCGACGACGCACACACATGGGCCACCGAACACCCCGACACCGTCGGCACCAGCCTCCCAACGATCCTCCCGATCATCGGGCCGGCGTCGTGAACTGGCGAGCGGCTATCGTCGCCGCCGCAATCGTGCTCGCGTGCATCGCGTTCGTCATGCTGCTCGGCGCCGGGCTGCTGTCCCGCGACAACCCCGAACAGGGCGGCCGCGGGATCATCGTGTTCGGGCTGCTGCTACTCGTGTCTGTCGCAGTCGCGGCCGGCGTCTGGGCCGGCGCATGAACTGGCACGAGTTCGGCATCGGGCTCACGTTCGGGTTGTGCCTCGCGTCCGGTGTGGCCGCTGTCATCGCCGCAATCACCTGCATCGACGCCGACCGCAACGAGCGGCCCGTACGCGTCTCAATCGCCGTCGCCTGCGTCATCATGTGCGTGATCGCGTTCGCCGCTGGGAGAGGACTCGTAGCCGCATGAGAACGCAGCAGAATTGCCCGCAATGCTCGGCGATCATCACCGTGCAGGCCGTCGACGCGCTACTGTGCCCGGCGTGCGGCGCGATCGCCGTCGTCACCGGGCAGGGTTTGCTCGCCGTCCCCGACGTCGAACAGCTCGACCTGATCCTGCTGCGACCCGAAGTACGCCGACTCATCGAACAAGCCTCGGCGATCCGGCAGGCACTGTTCGGCGGGCAGTTCACCCTCACCGACCCGACCGGGCTACTCGACCCCGAACCACACGGCACCCTCGCCGCCGCCATAGCGCGCGCACAAATCGCGCCGTGGCCGATCACAACGTGGGTCATCATTGACCCAAGCGGCCACGTCGCCGCCCACCGCACAGCACGGAAAGGCCAGACAGCATGACCGACCAGATACCCGCACAACCGATCAACCTCGATGACGCCGTCGCCGGCATCACCGCAGAGATGCGCACACAGCTACGCAACCTGATGCATGCGTTCGGCATCCCCTACACCGAGAACGTCGCAGCCGCGCCGGCACCGCACCACCTCGACGCGATGCGTGAGGCGTGGGCCGAGGGCTACGACGACGGGCACGCCAACGGCAGGCGCAAATACGACGGCACCCCGAACAACCCGTACGCCAAGCTGCTCGACGACCGCCGCGAGTTCGTGCGCGAGCAGGTCGTCGACGCGTACGGCGCGCTGGTCACCGACGACGACGAGTTCGTGCTCGGCGACGACAACGCCGAATGGTTCGACGCCGTGCTCGACGCGCACGACGAATGGCTCGCACTGCAGCGTCGGGCCGACCAGCCATGTCGGGCCGCGCTGCACCGCGTCGACGCCGGAGACCCACCGGGAGGCGTGCCGTGCAGCCTCATCGTCGGGCACCCCGGCAAACACATCACTGAATCTGGGCGGGCATGGGCTGACCCCACCGACCAACAGATCCGGCATGTCGTCGACGTCGTCGCTGGCGTACGCGCGAACGGCGGCACTGTCGAGATCGACGGTGTGCAGATCAGCAAGATCGACCCCGGTGGTCGCGAGTACGGCGTCGACAACGTGCGCGCCGAGCAAGCCGAGGTGCGCGTCGCCGAACTCGACGGCGTGCTGCACCGGATCGCCGACATCGCCAACGTGAAACCTGGCAGGGTGCCCGTCGAGGACGGACTCGATGACGTGCGTACCGTGCTCGTACGCGCCGGCTACGGCCGGCAGCCCGGCGGGTGGGTTCCGCCGTATAGGGCCGACGCCGCGCTCGGGAAAATCTGGCATGTCCTCACCGTGGGCACCCTCGGTCGCGACGGCCAGCGACTCAACGGCGTACGCGACATTCTCGCCGATATGGGCTACCACGAGCACGTGCACACCAGGTTCGCCACCGCCGAGCCTGACGCCGGCCCGATCTGCGGCGCCGTGCGCAGCGGCCACAACACCGAGATTGGGCACACGTGCACCCTCGACCCCGACCACGTCGGCGACCACCGCGACGGGCAGCACAGCATCCGGTGGGCAGCCGAATGACAGATCAGCAGGAGTGGACCGAGCACATCGTGCACGAGATCGACGTACTTGCCCACGACGCGAAACTCGGCACCCGGCACCAGGATCACGACGGGTGGCGGTTCGAGCTGGACACGGCACACCAGTTCGAGGACCGGGCGCCGATACGGGTGCTCACCTGCGGGTGCGGCATCGTGCTCGCCGAGGGCAACGTCGACCGTCCGTACACGAACCGGTACCGCACGATGTTCTATCCGGCCGACGACCAGCCCGACGGGATGCCGGCGATCCCGCAGGTGGGCGGCGAGTACCCGCACCGGGCGGCTGCCGAGACCGCGCTCGAAGTCGCCCGCGCGCAGCAGACCAGGCGCGGCACCTGGCGAATCGAGCCGGCATGAGCTGGACCGAGGACTGCAACGCGTGCGGCCACACTCACCCCGACGAGTGCGACTGTCCGTGTGGCTGCACGATGCACCCCGTCGACACGTGGGACATGACCGAACTGCCCGGCGATGAGTAGCGGGCAGCGTCCGCGTCGCCGCGCGTACTTCCCCCGCATGAAAGTCCGCGGCCGGCACCGGCGACGACGGGCGCGCATCACCGTGTACGACAGCGAGTTCCGGGCCTTGTGGCCGCAGCCGAAACTCGACGGCCCGATCGAGTTGGCATCGTTCCTCAACGGTATTGCCCAAACACTCAACGTGAGGAATGTCCGATGACTGACTATGCGATCGCTGAACGCACCGACATGTCGCAGACCATCATCGAGCGGCCGGCGTCGATCGGTGAGATGCGGGCGCGGGTCGCCGAGCTGCGGGCGCAGCGACCGCCGGAGCCGCGCATCGTCGGTTTGATCCGCCGCCCGAACTCGCCGATCTGGGAACTCGCCGAGACCTGACCCACCGTTGACCGTAGCCTCGTCGTGAGGCTACGGTTACAGGGCTATCCGCACCCCTACCGCACAAGGGAGACCCATGACCGACTATCCGAACGTGTACGCCGACCGCGAGAACCGGATATGCGTGTACGCGCCACGCGGGGGAGCCGCCGCCATTCCGTACGTGCTCGGCGAGTTCAACGAGCACGGCGACTTCATCACGCACCAGCGTGTCGGCGAGATCCCGGACGGCTACTACTGGGCCGGCGCCGGCGCGCAAGACCTCGCCAACGAACGACGCCGCCGCATCCACGCACGCGAAGAGTCGCGGGCAGCACGTGACGACGACCGCGGGTTCGACGACCTGCTCGCCGGTATGCGCACCCTCGCCGACGTCATCGCGACGCTAACGGCCCGGTACAGCGCGGCGTGCGAGGAACGCGACCAGCAACGCATCCGCGCCGAGGCCGCCGAACACGACCTCGACCAGCTACGCCGAGCGACCCGCGCATGAGCATGGATGGCGAGCAGACGTGACCGTCGTTTTGGGCATCGACCCGTCGCTGACGTCGACCGGACTCGCCCGCATCACCGTCACACCGCCGACCGGCATCACGTCCGGCGGTGTCGACGACGTCACCATCGCGACAGCGTGCGTCGGTGAGGCCGGCAGCAAAGGCGCGACCGTCGAGCAACGCCGGGCACGCATCCAACGAGCACGCCGCTCGATCCTGCGGGCCGCGCAAGGCGTCGACCTCGCCGTCATCGAGGTGCCGTTCTACAACCGTCAGACCACGCAGGGCGCACTCATGGACCGGTCGTGGTTGTGGGGCAGCATCGTCGACGGACTCGACATGATCGGCGTGCCGGTCGTGCACGTCGCCGCGAAACAGCGTGCGAAGTTCGCCACCGACAACGGCAACAGCGATAAGGCGCAAGTCGCCGAGGCGATCGGCCGGCTGTGGTCGCAGGTGCTCGTCGAGGACGGCCGGCACCGCATCCTGCGCAACGACGACGAGTACGACGCACTCGTCTGCGCCACCATCGGCGTCGTGAAAGCACACCCCCGCTCACGCCTCCCAATCCGGGTACTCGAACACCACCTGCACGTGGTCGCCGGGCTGGACTGGCAGTCGTGGGACACCTCCGAACAAGGGATCACATGGTGACGAACACAACGATCATCACCGTCCGGCCGCACCAGCGGCCACTACGCGCCATCCGGTGGGACGGCAACTATCACTCGGCCGTCGACATCGCCCGCGCACTGAACGGCCGCGTCATCGTGTGGCCGGTCCCCTCGGGTTACGAACACCCGCTGCGACGCGACTACGAACAGGACCGCAGCACCGGCAACGTCCTCAACACTGCGAGGCCGTTCCTCGCCGTGTACCGGCACGGCGCCGACAACGATCCGCAACGCTGCGACTCGGGCACGTGGTTTGTGTGGGATGACGACGACGTCACCATCCTCGAGGGTGACGACGAGTTCGACAGCCTGTACTACGTCGACGACGAGGACGCATTCAGATGACCGACGACCCTGCCCGCAAGACAGCCGACGCGATCGCCGCCCGGCTGACCGACACCATCATCGCCCGCTACCAAGGAGACCAGCCGCACATGACGAAACAAGCCGACCCCAACGGACGCACACCGTTCAGCCCGCCGACGCCGCCCAACCTCGCCGACGTGAAGCCACAGCTGCACGTGCAGGCGATGCTCGAAACGGCGCGCGCCGAGGGTCGTGCTGACGCGCTCGCCGAGCAACTGTCCGACCTGTCGCTCGACCGTATGGCGCTCGTCGACCGACTCGTCGACCGGGAACGCGAGGCGGCGAACGTGATCGTCGGGCTGATCGAGGACCGCGCGAAGGCTGTGGCCGAGGCCGCGAACACGCGTGCGTTGCTCGACTCGGCGACCGCGAAAGTCGCCGAGCTGCAGGCCGATGTCGACGCCGACCCGCGGCGCGAGTACCTGCAGTCGATTAACGATGTCGTGACCGACGCGATCACTACGATCGGTGGCAGCAACCTGACCGACTCGGACACCACCGGCGACCGTGTGGACCTGCTCGCCGAACGCGCGATCGAACTGCACCAGCGCGCCGGCACCGACGTCGACGACGAACGGCGGCTGACGCGCATCGTCGACGAGGCGCGCGACCTCGCCGCCGACACCCTCGTCGAGCATCACCTCGACGTCAACGGCGCCGACGCACCACCCGCGGCGATCCCCGACGGCCTCGTCGATCTCGTCGGGGCGCTGCGGTCGACGCTGCGCTACACCCGCGACCGGGCGCAGCAACTGCAGGCGGCGAACGACGCACTGCAGCAGACAGTGAACGGCCGGCACACCGTCGTCGACGGAGACGTGCGGTCGCACGCCGAGCCGGCGCCAATGGGCAACCTCGTGTCGACTGTCGTCGCCGACCTGCAGGCCGCCGCTATCGCGTCGGAGCCGAACGGCGCGTCGGGCGGGTTCGACGTCGGCGCACCGTACGAGCAGACCGTCGAGGCGGCGCCGCTACCCGCCGACGTGACGCAGGCAATCGACGTTGCGAAGGATGCGGCCGCGACCGGCGGCGAGTCGCCGGCGACGCCGTGCGCGAACTGCGGGCACACCCGCGCAGCGCACGACCCCGGCTCGTACTGGAACGCCGACCAACGCGCGATCCACCAGTCATGCAAACCGCCGTGCCCATGCAGCGACTACTGCGACCGCCGTATGTCCGATGGGTGACGACGACCACCTGTACGGCGACGACATCTGTCAGGGCTGCCTCATGCGTGACGATCTCTGCGAGTGTGCCGAATGAGTGACGACGACGAGGTGCTGTCGGGCGAGCTGGTGCCGGCCGACGCGCCGATCGACGTGCAGCCGGTGCCGGACGTCGAGCCGCCGATCGTGCGGTACGGCGAACCGCGCTGCGACGCCGAGACGCGCGTCGACGGCCGATGGGAGGGCACCACGATCGGCCGCGTGAAGCTGACCGTGCGCGCGCAGTGCGACCTGCCACCCGACCACGACGGGCAGCACCGGGTGACGATGCCCGACAGGGTCACCGAATACCGCTGGTAGGCCGACACGAACGGCGGGTACGCGATGAACGCGTACCCGCCGTTGTCGTGGGTGGGCGGTCGTGCAGCTAACGGCACCCCGACGTCGATTCCGGTTACTTGGCTCGCCCCGCGATGGAGTGCTAACACCGCTGAGCATCGTGCTTGCCCCGCGCCTCATGTGGAACGCGAGTACACGACCAACCCACCGAACAGCCTAGTGCGTAGACGCCACCAACGCGTTACTGTAGCCTCGTAATGAGGCTATAGCCTCGTATCCCGCACACCCCTGAAAGGCCACACCATGACCGAACCCGTCTTGTGGGTCATCCGCTACAGCATCGAACCGATCGACCCGAACAACACCAGCGGCGTCCCCGAGCTGTCCGTGATGCGTGTCCTCGACCCGATGAACGCCGACCCCGACGAACAGCACGAGGTGATCGTCGCGCCGTCGACCGCGACCGGCGCGCTACTGATCGACCCCGCCGACGCCGGCAGCCTCGCACTACTGGCGACCGCGCAACTCGTCCCCGACGTCGACCCGGTGCGGCCGGTGCTGCTGCTGCAGGCGACCCAAGTGTCGGCGTCGCCGGCGAAACAGTGGCCGCTGCACTTCGCGAACCTCGACCCCGACGACCCGCGCGCCGGTGTGTGCGCGCACGTCAACACCGACACCCCCGACGTCAAGGTCGGGTTCATCGAGGGGCACCTACTCGGCGACGCTGTGATGACCGTCGCCGACCTGCTGGGAGGGCCGACCGGTGGCTAGTGACGACATCCGCAACTACGACCCCGACACCGGCATGCGGTACCGGTGGGAGATGCCCGACAGTGAACGTGGGTTCGTCGTCGAGATCGAAAACGACGACACCGGCCCGATCCTGTGTGGCTGCCTGTGTGGTCCCGGGTATTCGAGGCCGGCGCCGTTCCTGTACCCCGACGAGGCTCGGTGGTTGGCCGAGCACATGCCCGAAATGCTGGCCGCTATCGAGGCGTACGAGCTGCAGGCGAAAGGTGCGTCGTCGTGAAGATCGTGGAACTGACGCCGGTCGACGACTGGGGCGAAGAGTGGGCCGAGGGCGGCAGCATCGCGTTCCCGCTCGACCAGATCACCGCCGTCGTGACTGTGACCGTCGACGGGAAGACGTCGACCGAAGTGTATGCGGGCGCCACCCGGCAGCGGGTCGCCGAATCGTACGACGTGGTGCTGTCGCGGATCGGGGCGCAGCGATGATCGTCGAAGTGCTCGTCGAGCACCAGCGGCACGCCAACGATCCCGCACCCGCCGGCATGCTGCGCGTGTGCTGCCGCTGCGGCTGGTCCCGCGTGTACCTCGAACGGGGCAGCGGCTACCAACTGTGGGCCGAGCACGTCGCGCAGGTTATCGAGGGAAGGCTGCAGAAGTGAACGTGTACGAGTTCGAGGGCGGCCGGTTCCGCAACGACCCCGAGTTCGAGACGTGGCGCGAGGACATCGCCGAACGCCGCGCGAACGACCCCGGCCCGCCGGTCGACGACTTCGACACCAATCCGTGGATGAACGACTGAGAGAGTGAGGGCACCGCACATGCCGAACAACCGATACCGAATCCCGCTGCGACCAGCCGCGCCGGGCGTCGACACCGCGCACGAGCCGAACGCCGAGATCCGCGTCGACTACGACGCCGACACCGACGCGCTGACCGTGCAGCCGCTGGGCTGCGCGGTCCCGCTACGCAACCTCGACGACCTCGACCGGTACGTCGACGCGCTCGTCGTCACTGTGGCGCGGATACACGCCGACCGCAACGCGAACCGCCCGCGGTACGTGAGCACGACGTCGGCCGAGTGTAAGCAGGGCTGCGGTCGGCTCGTGCACGTCGCCGTCGGGTTCGAGAAGTGGGCCGAGTGCGACCGCTGCGCCGGACTGGACGGCGGCCGCGATGAGTGACGCCGCCGGGCCGCGCGCAGACGAGTGTTCGTGCCCGATGACCGACCCCGGCGTGCCCGGCATCCGACCGGCCGAGTTCGAGCAGGACCCGCTGTGCTGGCATCACCCGATGGACGGCGGCACGTTCCTCGACCCGGTGCAGTCGGCGCCGATCGGATGGATGCAACCGCGGTACTACGTCGAGACGTTCGATGCAGCACCGTCGTCGGCGTGGCTGCCCGTCGCCGACCTGCCGGACCTGCACCCGTCCGACGACCCCGTCATTGTCGGTGGCGACGGCCGTCCGTGGCATCCGCTGCCGGACGGCACGTGGGCGCCGATCGAGCCGACATGAGTCGCCGTCGTCCGCCGGTCGGGCCGGCGTGTTCGGCAGGGTGCGGGCAGCCGGTGCTCGCCGCGGCCGGTGGCCGGCACCTGTCCTGCTCGCCGGTCTGCACCGACTGTCACCTACCGATACCGGGCGACGACCCGCTCGCCGACGGGCCGGCGCACGGCGCATGCCACGACAAGAAACGGCGGCGGCGATGACGAACTCTGTGAAGTCGAAAGTGTGGCGCATCATCACCGGGCAGACCCGGCTCGTGCAGATCGACGCCGCCGCACTGGGAGGCGTGTACCTGACGGCCGACGCCGACACGACGCGCGCGCTCGAAGACGCACTCGATCCCGAAGTGCTCGAAGCGTGTTCACACCTCGCACTGCACGGCCCGATCACGCAGCGGGGCAGCGGCAACCGGCTACGATAGCCTCACGATGAGGCTACAATCATCGCACCAACCAGAAGGAGAACCCGCACCATGACGAACCCTGACCAGCCCGAAACACGCAGCCGCGACGGCATCACCGACGACCAGCTCATGCAGGTCTACCTGTCCGGCATGATCTCCGGTGTTGCGTCGATGCTCGCGCAGGGCGGCATGCCGCACCAGATCGCCGAGGTCGTCGGCCGCAACATGGCCGAGACGATCACCGGCGACCCCGCCGCGTATCAGGAACTGTCCGATCAAGTCGCGTCGTGGGTCGACAACCCTGACGGGCCGAAGGCGTCGATCGTTGTCGAGGCGTACGTCGGGCCGAAACGATGAGCCGCGCACCGATGCCGCTGTGGTGGCGGCTGCTGAACCCGGTGCACACCCGCCGGCCGCCGGTCGCCGGGTCGGCACCCGAGGTCGTGCTGTCATCGTCCGTGCAGGCGACCACCCCGATCTACGTCAACGACGACTGGGCAGAAACCGCGAAGCAGCGCACCATCGCCGTCAACGACGGCGTGCGGCAACAGATCATCCCGCTCGCCCCGGGGCCGCCCGGTGACGACGATTGGCTCGTGTTCCTCGGCAACCCGACCCGGCTGTGGGTGCGCACGTTCACGCCGCCGCTCGTCGGGTCGTGGCTACCGCAGCCACCCGAACAGGAGACACGCGAAGCTGAGGACCGGCAACGCCTCCCGATCCGCCGGCGGCTGCGGTGACCGCGACAGAGCACAGTCACCGGTCGTTCCTCGTCGTCGACCCGGTGCAGGACTACGAGCAGTCCGACGAAGTGCTCGGCGTGTATGGGTCGCTGAAAGCGGCGCTGTTCGCGTTGCCCCGGCTGCGCCGTATCCGCGGCTACCGGGCGAACGCCGACTATCCCGAGGGATACCTCGAAGTTCAGCATTGGCACGGCGACCAACACCTGAGCACCGTCACTGTCCGCAACGACGGCCGCATCTCATACGAGGTGAACTAGTAGCCTCGTCGCGCGGCTACAATCAGGGCACCCGTCCGCACACGAAAGCAGGAAACACCGATGACAGAACAGCCACTCAATATCGCCGCGTTCGCGAAACTCGCAGGCATATCCGAGGGCGCGATGCGCAAGTATCACCAGCGTGCGACGCAACGACGCAAGGAGATCGCCGAGGGAACGACCGAGCTGCCGGTCGCCGACTGGATGCCGCCGGCACCCGACATCGCTGTCGGCCGCACCCCGTTGTGGTATCCCGAGACCGCGCAGAAGTGGGTCGACTCCCGACCCTCGCGGCGACCAGCCGCGTCGGCCGACGCATGAAACCGCGCTACGCCGACGAGCACGTCACTTTGTACTGCGCCGACATGGTCGACGTGCTCGCCGGGATGCGCGACGAGTCGGTCGATGCCGTCATCACCGACCCGCCGTACACCGAACGCACACACGCTGGGGCGCGCTCGAATTGGAAGTCGACGCGGCGCGACGGGGCTGTCGTTACGGCGCCGCTGCAGGCCGGATCGGATCGGCAGTTCGCTGCGGTCGCCGACGACGAGTTGCGCGGCTACCTCACCGAATGCGGCCGCGTGTCGCGAGGTTGGGTGGTAGCGCACCTCGACTACCGGCAGGCCGTCGCGTTCGACGTCGACCCGCCGGAAGGGCTGCGCATGATGCGCATCGGCGTGTGGGTGAAAACGGCGCCGATGCCACAACTCACCGGTGACCGGCCCGCGCAAGGATGGGAGGCGATCGCCTACCTACACCGAGACGACCGCCGGTCGGTGTGGAACGGCGGCGGCAAAGCAGGAAACTACGTACACGCGGCCGCGCGAGAGAACGGCCGCAACTCGCCGAACGGCCACCCGACCGAGAAACCGATCGAGATCGCCGCCGACCTCGTCCGCAAGTTCACCACGACTGGCGACGTCGTGCTCGACCCGTTCGCCGGATCCGGGACGACGCTACGGGCCGCAGTGAACGAGGGGCGACGCGCGATCGGTGTCGAACTGGACCCGACGCACTGCGCCACCATCGTCCGCAGGATGGGGCAAACCGTTCTGTTCTGAAACGGCGTTCGGCCGGCATCCCCGCACGGATGCCGGCCGAGCTGCCCGAAGGGGGCACCGTTCCTGTCACGTCGGGGGGACCAGGACGGGAACGCGGCGACCAGAACACCGCGTTCGATGTCGAGTGTAGAACACCCCGGCTCGCATAATGGTCTGGTAAGACCCCCGCACACGAGAGGCCGGACACC